TTGAACGTAATATCTTTTTTCATCAATATTATCAATCGTGGATTCGTCACCAACACTCTCCAGTATGATAGGGAAATAATTACCTTTTATGTTAACGTAAGACTGTGATGAACTAAAAGTTTTTAATACTTTTTGATTTAAAACATTTAATTCTGCCATACGATAGGTAAAAAATCTAATAGTATACGTTAAATCAACACCAACTGGCTGTGGTGCCATATAAACATCCGCACCTTTACGATTGCCGTCCCAAGTTGGAACCACCATATATGGAAAAGTTTTTCTAACAGGAATTTTAAAATCACTTGGGTTAGTACCTGGTTGGCCTTCTGGTTTTCTAACAACAGAAATAAAAGGTATTTTTATATTTTTATATTTATCAGAACTTTGCCAGGTTTTGGTAAACTCTGTCCACCTTTGAGCCGTTAAAAACGTAACAGGAATTTTTTCACCATCAATAACCAACTCTAGTTCAGTATTTACCCAATCAACAAAACCACCATCTAAATCAGTAAAATCAATACCTCTTGGCAAAGGCGTATTTTTTTGGTCAATAAAATTTTCCAAATACTGTCTTGGGTTAGTTTGTTGTAAACCAGGTTGTAAATCTAAATCTTTTTTTATTTTTTTAGGTAGTCCCATTTATTAAAATTTTGGCAAAAACTCATTACTATCTGCATTAACGCAGTTTATTGTTCTGTAATAACCTTTATAACCAAGCCTTGTATGTTTGTTATCTGAGAATATTTTACCATCATTTGCAACGGTAAAATATTTTATATTATCTTCTTTATCGACATAACCAATGTAATCACCATAGGAAATATCACAATCTAATTCGTCTAACTGTTCTTGAAAAATATGAAAAGTTAATTTACCATATTCTAAATATCGGTTCATACCACCAGAATATGCTTTATTTTCACTTTGGTCTAAAACAAAACGAACCCTAAGTTCTTTTGGCGATTTAAACCTAATTTCATTTGATTTTGCTTCACCATAAACCGCATCAACTTCTGTTTGAGTTCTATCAACCTCAAAAAGAACAACTACAAAGTTTAAATCACCTTCTAGATGTTCGCGGGCCATTTCGTTTTCAATTCCGAAGTCTATACTATCATAGAATTTCCCAAGTCTTTGTATAGGTCTGCGTTTAGCCATAATCAACTTTTTTTATAAATATTTAGTAAACACCTATTTTATTTATTTTTTATAAATTGTTGATTATATTTATTCTACTTTATGGTAGATTTAACTAGATTAAAAAGTAAAACAACATTAGAAAAGTTAAAAAACTATGTAGGTGAAAATGAACACATTTTAAAAATGAAAAAAAAATTCGAAAATGAAGGTTTTTTCATTTTAACACCAAGTCAAATATCTTACATAGAAGAAAATTATAATTTTTCACCCATAGAATTCAATAAAATTGTTGAGATAACCGCTTATTTTGGTGAACAATTAAAAGAAAAATTTGCTTTAAAAAACGTACCTGAAAAAGTTTTTATTGAAAAACTTTTAAGTGATGGTGAAAAATCTTATCACGTCAAAGGCAAACTTTATAAAAACCAAAAAGAAAGTGTATATTATCATATACCAAAAACACAATTACTAACAGATTTATTTTTTGAATCATATGAAGATTTAGAAGTTGATTTTGAATCTGTTAATAAAGTAAATAAAAAAAATAGAAACTTATTTCCACACCAAGAAACTGCAATAAAATTTTTATTAAAAAGAGACAAATCTATTTTATCTGACGATATGGGTTTGGGAAAAACGAAATCGGCAATCGCTGCAGCTTTGTTATCTGGTGCTGAAAAAATATTAGTTGTTTGCCCTGCAAACGCAAAAATTAACTGGTTTCGTGAAATTACTGAATATTTGGATGAAGAAATGGCCACCATAGTTAAAAGTGGATATTGGCAACCAAAAGTTTTTACCATTATTAATTACGATATTTTAAATCGTTTTCACGAAATTCAAGATAAAAGAAAAAAAGAAGAAACCAAAAGTTACATTAATGAAGAAAAATTTGATTTAATGATTGTTGACGAGGCTCATATGATAAAAAATAAAGACAGCATTCGTGGTAAGATTGTTGCACAAATCGCTGAAAATATTCCTAAAGTTTGGTTATTAACAGGAACGCCGATATCAAATAGACCAATGGATTACTACAATCTATTAAAGATTTGTAAAGTTCCAGTAACTGATAATTTTCAACATTTCGCATATCGTTATTGTGCTGCGAAATCATTTAATAAAAAATTAGCATCAGGTAAAATTAAAAGAATTTGGTTGACCGATGGTGCTTCTAATTTAGAAGAGCTACATCAAAAAACTAAAAATTATATTCTTCGTAGAAAAAAAGAAGACCATTTAGATTTACCACCTAAAATTATTTCACCTTTTTATTTAGAGTTAGAAAATAGAAAAGGTTACGAAAGTGCTTTTGAAGAATACGTTACTTGGTTAAAATTAGAAGGTAGAAGATTAGGACCAGCGAGACAAATGGTGGAAATGGTGGTTTTACGAAAATTTATTTCACAGGAAAAAATTCCACACACTATTGACATGGTGCAAAACTTTTTAGAACAATCAGAAACCAAAAAAGTTATTATATTTACTGTTTTCACTGAAAGTTTAAAAAAATTAAAAGACGAACTTGGTGACATTGCGGTTTGTCACAACGGTGAAATGTCGGATAAGGAAAAACAAAAAAGTATTGATAAATTCCAAAACGATCCAAAAGTTAGGGTTTTTATTGGTAATATTGTTTCAGCTGGTTCCGCAATCACATTAACTGCATCAGATACAACTTTGTTTCATGATATCGATTTTGTTCCTGCAAACCACCAACAAGCTGAGGATAGATCCTACCGTATCGGCCAAGACAAAACGGTTAACATATATTACCCCATATTTGAAAATAGCATAGAAGAAAAAATTTACGAAATTCTACAAAAGAAAAAAGAAATAATATCTAAAGTTATGGGCGAAAAAGTTGATCACATAGATATTGCTGAAGATTTTATTTCAACTTTATTTAAAATATAAAAGTAATGGATATTTATCTATTAAAAAACCTAAATGGCTTTAGTAATAGATGATATCGAAAAGGAAAAAGTTTTCCGTCAAATCAGACATAGGTTAGGTGCTCCACTTAGAAAAATAGAATTATCCGATGAACAACTTTGTACTTTATTGGAAATTGCTATCGAAGATCATTCGGCCTACATAAATGAATGGTTGGTGGAATCACAATGGTCTTCTTTAGACAATATAAATTTAAACACAACAGACTTAACCAAGGCATTAACAACCAGAGGTCAGGATTATGAGGATAGTTTTACTTATGCGTATTCTAAAATTGTTGGTTTACAAGCTAGAGGCCCTTGGGAGTTAAAACAAGATTATGTGGTTTTAAATGACCACCAACAAGTGTATCAAATACCAGCTGGTCGTGAGGTAAGTGAAGTACTTTATTTCCAACCGCCAACTGTAGATTACGCTTTATATTCTAATTATGGTTTTGGTGATTATGGTTTTGGTGGTGGTGTTGCTCAATTACCTTATGGTGCTGCTGGTGGTGGTTTTGGATACGGTGGTTTTTATTTGGCACCAGCTTTTGATATTGTATTAAGAAACTCAGATTATAATTTAAAACAAAGATTAGTTAGTTCAGAATTAATCTATTGGATTACGGCAGGCCCTAACGGTACTAAATTTTTACATTTAGCACCACCTCCAGGTAGTCGTTTAGCTTTTGGACGTGGTGGTTTTGCCGGAGGTAATTCCATCAATGTTGCCGGTAGTCGAGTTTGGTATTGGTATTACGAAACAACGACGGCTGAAGATCGTTTACGTTGTTTAAACGCAAATAAAGATATTGTAAAATTACCTTCTGACGTTCCGATTGATGTTGTTAATTTTACAGAATTAAACACACCATCAAAACAATGGGTCAGAGATTATTTTACTGCCTTATGTAAAGAAACTTTAGGTAGGGTTCGTGGAAAATTTGGTGGTGTTTTGGGTGTTGCTGACGCTGAGGTTACAATGGATTATGAATCTTTATTGTCAGAATCCAAAGAAGATAAGGAGAAGTTGATGACACGTCTTAATGAAAGACTAGAAAGATTACGTCCGGATAACATGTTGACCAGAAAGGCAACAGAGGCTGAACAATTAAATAAAATGTTACAATACAGACCTTTAGGTTTTACAGTTATATAAAATGGCACAATTTTTTACTCGCCCAAACATAGAAGATAGAACCATGGTACAATACAGTTCAATGGTAATTAATTTATCAGGAACTACGGCAATCGCAAACCCTGGGTATTTAAAAATTAACCAAGGTGCGGCACCAGGTTTAGTTGCAACATCTTTAGATTTTGATGGTACCGTTGTTTGGGGCCCAGTTAGTGGTTTAAGTTGGTCGATATCAGCTTGCACCTCACCCTTATACGTTAATAATATTGTTGCATGTCCGTCATCAGCTGGTACCATTGTGGTACAATCGGGAATCTTAACGGTTAACGGAGCTTTACAATTAAACCCAACATTATCAGGTGGTACCGCTGGTGACCGTCTTTTAGTTATAGATAGTAATGGTTATGTTAAAGTTGGTCAAACAGGTACTTCTATAAGTTCTTTAAGTTATAACAATAACAACTTAACCTTAATCTTAAACGATGGTAGTATTTTTACTGCAACCATTAACACAATGACAGGATTAACTATTAATGGCAATTTAACCGTTAGTGGTAACACAAGAATTGTTGGTAATACTTCTGTAATTGGTAATTTAAATGTTACTGGTAATACTTCTATTAACGGTTCAGTAAGTGCGACAACTTATTATGGTGATGGTTCTAATTTAACAGGTATTCCTGACTACTACGTGACTGGTGGTACTTTTGGTGGTAATGTTTTAACTTTAAATCGCCAAAACGGTTCTGTCACGATTGCAGGTTTTACTGGTTTTACTGATAATTTTGTAACTGGTGGTACTTATAATTATAGTACCGGAACTTTAACATTAAACAGGCAAAACGGTTCTCTTTCAGTTTCTGGTTTAAGTTTTACAGGCAACACTTTAGGTACTTGTATTACCGATATATACGTTCAAAATTTATATGGTTGTAGTAATCCTATAACAATAGGGAGTTCACTTAAAAGTTCTGCAGGTGGCTCTACCGCGGCAGGAACATCAGCTTTTGCTTTCGGTAACAATGTTGCTGCGACAGGTAACTTTTCCATGGCTCAAGGTAATGGAACATCAACTGCTGGTGGAACATATGCTCATGCAGAAGGTGCTAATACAACCGCTAGTGGGTTAGGTTCTCACGCAGAGGGGTTATCAACAACATCATCAGGTCAATATGCACATGCTGAAGGTAGAGGGGCTGTTGCGTCAGGAAACTATTCACACGCACAAGGTTTATTTACAAACGCAACAACAGAAGGAACTTTTGCATCAGGTTCAGGTTCAACCGCATCGGGAGCAAATTCTTTTATCCATTCAGTTGGATCAACGGTTTCTGGTAATAGGTCAGTTGTTTTAGGTGGTTTTGGAATAAACGGAACATCAAATGATTTTGTTTATGTCCCAAGTTTAAACATTAACACAACACCAACAAATAATGATTCAAATGCTCAAATTTTATCAAGAAATTCTAGTACCGGTAATATTGAATATACTAATCTATCTTTATTAACCGCTTATACTGATACTTTTGTAACCGGTTTTACTTATAACAATGCAAACAGGTTAACAATAAGTAGAAACGGGAGTCAACCTGATTTAACGGTTTCAATAAATAATTTTACTGGCCTAACTGTTAATGGTAGTTTATCCGCGACAACCTATTATGGTAATGGTTCAAACTTAACTGGTATCCCTGATTATTATGTTACAGGTGGTACCTATTCGGCTGGTACCTTAACTTTAAACCGCCAAAACGGTTCTTTAACTATACCAAACTTTCCAGTACCTTCCGCACCAAATAATAGTGTTCAGTTTAATAACAATAACACTTTTAGTGGTAGTAGTGTTTTTACCTTTAACGGTAATGGTCTAAGTCTTGGATCGGTTTCGGCATCAACGAGTCAAAGATTGGTATTATCTAATGATGTTGATAACCCTGATTTATGGATACAAAGTCAATATAATCAAAGAATTATTTTTAATAATTCAACTACAAATAGAAAATGGTATATTAGTTCAGATGCACTACCCACAGGTGTGAACGCAAGAGATAATTTTGGTATTGGTACAGGATCAAACGCGGCTGTTGCGATATTCCAAATACATAGAGCAGGTAGTTTTAGTGGTTTAACATCTGATAGAGTGTTAATACAAGGTGAAGGATCTAATCAACTCGGAATTTTACGTGTAAATGGACAAGTACAATTCCCAAAATATGGTGAAATACCGTCAATATATAGTGGCACACCTAGATATTATTTAGCGGTAAATTCTTCTGGTGATGTTATTACCACAAATGTAACACTGGGTACTGTAACCGCAGATACTTTTGTAACTGGTTTTACTTATAATAACGCAAACACATTAACAATAAGTAGAAATGGGGGACAACCAGATTTATCAGTTAATATTAACAGATTAACGGGATTAACTGTTACAAACGGTTTATCCGCAGATACCTTAACATTAACCACAATGGCGGTAACTGCAAGTACTAGTACCCAAGCTTTAGTTAGAAATACAACAACTGGTGTTGTTGAAAGTCGACCATTTGGTTTGGAAAGTATTATTCTTGTAACTTCAGCTTCAACCATACCAATAGCAGGCGTTGGGCCAAGTTTCGATTCGATTAAAGGCATACCACAAGGCCAAGTTATTACGGGTTATACCACTATATATAGTAACAATGTTTCCCAATCCGGACCAACAGTAAACACTAACTTTGGTACATATGATAATACAACAGGTTTATTTACGACAAATGTGAATGCGACTTTAATGTTAAACGCATATATACATTTAAAACCAGACACTAGCACATCAACCGCGTGGTCACTTTCGGGGACTGGTGAATTTGGTATTGGTATTTGTCCTAATAACGCAACTGATATTTATGTTGGTGATTATCAAACAATAATCCCTGACCCTGATACGGCACAATATGTTTATGAATTGTATGGAGCAAACGCACCAAGAACAAATCAAATAGATATCAGTATTAGCACTGTAATTTACGCAGCTTCTGGTTCTAGTTTTAGAGTTAAAGTTTTAAATAAAACCGATAGAAACTATGCTGGTGTTCAAGGTGACGGTATCAGATTTTCAATAACAAGAATAATGTAAAAAATATAATATAAAATGTCATTAAATTTAAGAAGTTCAGGAACCCCTTTAACACAACCACAATTAGATAGTAATTTTACTTTTCTTTTTGGTAGAGATATTACTGGGACAACTGTATCTGGAAATACGGTTTTTTTAAATAAACAAAATGGTACAAGTTTTAGTTTTAATATACCTTCTTTTACAGGAAACACTTCAGCTTCTTGTATAAATGATTTATATGTTAGTAACATTCACGGGTGTTCACCAATAACAATTCATGATTCTATTCAAAGTGTTGGTTCTTTCGCAAATGGTTTTCGTAGTTTTGCTTTTGGTGATGATGATAATACAGCTAGTGGTGATTTTTCTTTTGCAATTGGTGAGACTACAATAGCAAGTGGTAATTCTTCACACGCGGAAGGTGTAAGTACAACAGCAATTGGTTATGGTTCTCATACAGAAGGCAATAGCACAGAAGCTATTGGTAATTATTCACACGCGGAAGGTGAAGGTACAACATCGAATGGCATATCTTCACACGCGGAAGGTTTTACTACAACAGCAACTGGTGATTATTCACATGCGGAAGGATCGACAACACTAACCACTGGTGCTTATTCTCACGCAGAGGGTAGGGGTACTAAAACAGAAGGTGATTATTCACATGCAGAAGGTGAAAATACGATAGCAACCGGTGAAAGATCACACGCGGAAGGTCGTGATACGCGGTCACTTGGTTGGTGGTCACACGCAGAAGGATCTGGGTCTTATACTGGTGTATATGGTTATACAGTCACAAACACAACAAACGGTGTAATCACGTTAGATTCTACCTATGGTAATGTTGTGTCACAGTTTACCGGTATGACTTATGTTATGACTAACGCTTCAGGGATGTATGGTACAATAAGTGGGACACCGACTTTTGATGGTACTAATACAATAGTATATATAAATGAAACTGATGGTGGAGAAACGATAATAGCACCAATGGAAAATCCACAAGCTGAATCGGCCGACCAAATATTAGGCGGTTATTATTCACATGCGGAAGGTCAAGGCGCAATAGCACGTGGTGACAATTCACATGCGGAAGGAGGGCTTCTATCTTTTTCATCCCCAGGAGGTGGTACAATATTTACAAGAACAGTTGCCAATGGATCTTATTCACACGCAGAAGGTATTGCAACTAAAGCTTTAGGTAATAGTTCACATTCACAAGGTATTTTAACAGAGGCTATTGGTACCTATTCATTTGCGTCAGGAAGTAATTCAAAAGCTTATGGGTTCACTTCCTTCATACACTCAACTGATTCTATCTTAACTAGTGGTGCAACAAATTCGGTTTTATTGGGTGGTCAAAACATCACGGGTTCATCAAGTAATACTGTTTATGTTCCGAATTTAAATATTAATTACCAACCAAACACACATACAGGTACAACTTCGCAAGTTTTGGTTAGAGACAGTGTTACAGGTAATGTTGAAGTTAAAAATATTGGAAATGTTTATTATTGTGCTTTATTTATAAATTCTAGTAGTCAACCACCTGCAGGTATTATACCGTCGGTAACAATAGCTAATGGTGGTATCGCTGATAGAGGTAAAAGAATTACTGGTTTTACACAGATAGTATCAAATGGTGTTGTCTCTAATTCAACGGGAGTAGGTAATTATGTGACATCACCACCAAGTTGTAGTTTCGGTACTTTTAATAATAATAGTGGAGTTTTTAGTATAACACAAGCAGGTCTTTATCTTATTGAAGGATCGATACATCTTAAATCGGATAATGATTCTTCTGTTTATTGGCAATCAGTTTCGGCAGGTACTTTTGGTTTAGGTATTCACCCGGCAAATGATACTGATATTTATGCAGGAAATTATATGGCAGTATTACCTAATGTGCAATCAGAAATTGATGTAACAGTAAGTACTTTAATATATGCTGACGGTACAAATGATTTTGTCTCTCTAAAACATTTAAATTGGACTAATAGAAGTTATAACGGTACAGTTTACACTAGTAGTGATGTCATCAGGTTTTCAATAACAAAAGTGTATTAATGGACATAAAAAACAACTATTATTTTAAAAATTTTGAGACCATAAATTTGGTTTACAATGAATATTGGGATTTTAATCTTGCAAATGATAAAACTGGTGATTTTATTCCTTATGCCATTAATTGTAAAGATAGTTGTGGTCATGTGATTATAACGGATGGTTTGGTTGCATGGTTTGATATTAACAACAGTGGTACCACAACGTCAAGTTATAGTTTGACTTCTTTGGTAGAATGGTCAGGTTATACCTTGACACCTTCTAGCGGCTTTACCTTAAATGATTGGGGATTAACGGGGGTTGATAATGGTAGAACTGATTGTTTATCAGGAAAAACTTTAACTATAACATCAGCAGATACTAGATTAGTTTTATACGCTGTTACTGGTTATAGTATTACATATAATTCAGAATCTGGTTGTACAGTTGGCCCTGGAATTTATACCTATCCATATGAAACTCATTATAATGTAGAAGCTTTAGGTGGTTGTCCCGTTGGTAATACTGTTTGTTTAAACGGTGGCTTTTACCAAGGGTTTTTTAAATTAGATAACGACAAGCCATCACCAATTAACGAATTAAGTGTTGATCCTTGTTGTCAAAGTGGATATACCTTAACTTCAACTTCTGGATATACAAAATGGCAAGTAATGCCAACAGAATTTCCAAATGGCTGGTCAATGGAGACTTGGATTAAATGGGATAACTCTTATTGTTCTTCAGGGAATACATCAGGTCTTACTTTAAATGATAATTTCACAGGAAATACCAATTTCTTTTTTTATATTGGCACACGAGCAGAAAATAAATTTTGGAATGATTTTTCAGGTGAAACAGGATATACGACTACCACTGGTATTCCATTACAAAGAACAGCTTCTTTAGAATACGAGGAAAAAGTAGTAGAACCAAATAGTGGCGTTAGTTGGTTTACCAGAAATACTAGTTGTAGTTGTGGTTGTCAGGTTACTTGTGATGTTTGTGGTACTGTTACCACAGGGTATGTTGACCCAAGTTATATTTCAGGTGGTCAAAACTGGTTTTCTCAGGGCAGTAGTCAAATAGCAACTTGTTGTAGCGTTTGTAACACGCCAGTATTAAATTCGGTAGTTACTGGTTATAGTTATAATTATTGTGACCAGTTATCAGAAAACGCTTTAGGTTTTAGAATTACAAATGATGGTCGAATTGGTTACCGTAAGATGACAGTTACGGGTGATTGTTATAATAATAAATTTTTAATAACTGGAACCGTTATGGAAGAAGGTTATTCTGACGCAAATATTATGCCAACAGGAAACACATGGACGCATGTTGTAGTGACTTATATTGAGGGTGGTTCTAAATATGGTTTGCCGGCAGGTACTTTAACTTTTTGGGTTGATGGTTTGGCAAAATATAAAGTTTATGATTTTATTGGCTTACAATTACGTGCTTTAAACGAATGGAGTGATAAACAAATAGGTGTACCTTTTAATATGAGTTGGGGTGGTGGTACACAAGGTCTAACAGAAAGTCAAACATTTGGTGGTCCAGACCCAGCTGATAAAAATTTAGATATTGAAAAATACTTTGCAGGAACTTTTGAAGGTGAGTTATCACAATTACGTTTTTATGAAAAGGCTTTAAATGTTTTAGAAATTAGAAATAACTTTTTTGTTGATTGTCGAAGATATTGTAAAGACAATACTTTTGGTGGTGCACAAATTGTACAACCAGGAAACAATAACTGTGGTAGTTGTAAAAGTCCACTACCACCTTATATCATAATACCATGTTGATGATATTTATTAACTAAGATGGCACAAAATTTTTTCATTCGTAAGAACAGCACACTTCCGGTAGTTAAGTTAAAATTAACTAATGACGGTAGAAGTACCTATCGTCAAATATATGACCGTTTAGAAAACGCTGCAATCACCTTCAGTATGATAGATGATAAAGGTAATTATAAAGTTTTTAATAAAGCAGGATTACTTTTACCAGTAGATAAGGCCCTATGTAAAGAAGATGGTGAATATTATCTAGGTTACCAATTTGACATTAAAGATGTAAACCAGGCAGGTTCTTTTAAAGCGGAATTTAGAGTTGATTTTTTAGACAATGGTGAGAGTTTAATTGTTCCAATTAGGGAAGACTTATATATAAATGTATTAGATAGTTTTACAAAAGCTAAAATTGTATGTTAAAATGAAAAATCTTATAAGAAAAATATTAAGGGAAGAATTTGATGATTTTGATTGGGTGGGGGAAATTAAACAATTTTCACCCGCTGAAGAATTTTTGTATGAAATTATGTCAAATTTAACAATGGTCCCTTCAAAAAATAGTCCAGGTTTAATGTTATATAAGGATGAAAGTGGACTAAATTTAATGGCGGATGATGCGGATAGAGATGAAAAAAATCCTTATTTATTAGTTAATTATGATAAAATTTGGAGAAAATTAAATCAAAAATTTGGTCTTAACAATCAGGAAATCAAAGACTTATGCGTGCGTATGCTGGAAATGACCCATAAACGAAAGGTATTGACAGCGGAGACTACAAAGCCCGTATGATTGGTCCTGCTGGAGATGATCCATAAACGAAAGGTATTGACAGCATCCTTCAACTGATACAGAAGATACCCCTGGCTGGAGATGACCCATAAACGAAAGGTATTAACCTGATATTTATAAAATATGAAAAATCTTATAAGAAAAATATTAAAAGAAGAAATCGCCACCAGCAAGAGTTTTGAAGACTTTGCTGAAAAAAGATTTAAAGGTGCGGAAAAAATCACCAATAATGCAAAAGAAAAAGGTGGTCCAGCAATGTTAACCTATCACCATTTTAGAGTTAAATTACCTTACTATAAAAAAGCAATGGAAGGTAAATTTGATTTGGAAGAATCAAAAAAAGAATTTAAAAAATATCTAGATGAATTATGTGACTTATCTGAAAACGTTGAAATGGGACAAGTAGAATTTCAAAAATTAGTTGGTCTTATAGAAGTTTTAGGTGAACTCATAATCAAACAAAAGTAATTTACTATCTCAAAATATTTCGTTATCTTTATTAAAAATTAATAACGAGTTGGTCTTACTGTACCCGTCCAAAACAGATGAAATATTATGAGCAAAGAAAAAATTTCCCAAGCGACCCCCACTGAGATTGAAAATTTTTTAAAAGGTCGTGACCCTGAAAAATATATTGTAGGAATAGAATTAGACCAAACAGATGATTGGTCGGTTGATAATTCTAATCGTGTTTATCTTATGATTGATGACCCTGAAAAGGGTAAAAAAATTAAAACCCAAAAGTTTATACCTTTTTTATGGACTAAATCTTTAAAAGATACTGGTTTCTATGGTGATGATGTTGAAAGAATGAAGTATGAGGCAAAAAGACACGGAATTTCTACAGAAAAATTAAGAACCGATGATAATCAACGTTTAGAAGATGGTTTTAAATATTTGGTTAAAACAACTGGTACTTATCGTGATTTGGTTAACTTTTTTAAAAAAGGTGGTTTAGACCCCTGGAAACGAAAAGACGTTATACAAATATTACAACCGATTGAACAATATATGATTCAAACCGGTAAAAGGTTGTTTAAAGGTTTTGATGATTATTCTGAAGTTCATAAAGTAGTATTCGACATTGAGACCACTTCTTTAGAACCAGAAGAAGGTCATATATTTTTGATTGGTATTAAGGATAATCGTGGTTTTAGAAAGATTTTAAGTGCTTACGATGAAAATGGTGAATGGACGACTGAAGCTGAAAAAGAAATGATTATAAAGTTTTTTGAAACTATTTCTGAACTTAACGCTTCGATTATTACTGGTTATAATTCTGAAAACTTTGACTGGCACTATATTTTAGGTAGGATGAAAATATTAGGAATCGTCAATGAATATGTTAGAGTTTCACCCAGAGGTGATAAAACTAAAACTTATACTTCAGATGGTTTTATTAAAACTAAACATCCTGGAATTCCTTTAACACGTAAAACTGCATCACTTAAATTGGGTGCGGAGTTGGAGCAATATGAACAAACAAACATGTGGGGTTATAATATTTTAGACACCTTACATCGTGTTAGACAAGCACAAGCATTAAATTCAAACATTAAAGAAGCGGGTTTGAAATATATTGCAAAAGAAGCAAAGGTAGAAAGAGGAAATCGTGTTTATGTCGATGGTTTACAATTAGGTAGAATTTGGAATGAAAATAAACAATATTATTATAATCCTACAAGTGGTCAGTGGCATGGTTTAGAAGAAGATAAACCAGAACCAAAAATGGTGGAAAATAAAAAAGGTGAAATGGTTGTTATTGACGGATATGAAGATAAGTGGGATATTGTTGATGGTCGATTTTTAATTACGGAATACTTAACGGATGACTTACTGGAAACCGAACAAGTAGATGATATTTACACCCAAGCAGGGTTTTTAACAGCATCACTGGTACCAACAACTTTTAGCAGAACCATTACAATGGGAACTGCGACACTTTGGAAATTATTGATGATGGCGTGGTCGTATGAAAATAGTCTCGCAATTCCAGATACACTACTAAAAAGAGATTTTACTGGTGGTCTTTCCAGACTTTTACATTTGGGTTATAGTAAAAAAGTTGCAAAATTTGACTACGCATCACTTTATCCGTCGATTCAATTAACGCACGAAGTTTTTCCTGATTGTGATATTACGGGTGCTCTAAGAGCTATGTTATTGTACTTATCCGAAACACGTAATAAGTATAAAGCTTTAATGAATGAATCGAATGCAGCTGGTGACGCAAAAGCAGCTTCCATGTACGATAAAAAACAATTACCAATTAAGATTTTAAATAATTCCGCTTTTGGTTCTATTTCCGCTCCACATATTTTTCCTTGGGGCGATATTGACATTGGTGAGATGATTACTTGTACAGGTAGACAGTATTTAAGAACCATGATTACTTTTTTTATGGAAAGAGGGTACACACCTTTAGTGTTAGATACTGATGGGGTTAATTTTTCTTGTCCTGAAGATGCTGACAACCGAGAATATATTGGTAATGGTTTACATCGTTTTGTTAAAAAAGGAGTTGTATATAAAGGTATTGATGCCGATGTTGCTGAGTATAACGAAAGGTTTATGCACGGTGTTATGGGTCTTGATATTGATGATATTATGGATGCAACAATTAATTTATCCAGAAAAAATTATGCAATTTTAAAACCTGGTGGAAAAGTTAAACTAACAGGTAATACCATTAAGGGAAAAACAATACCTAAATATATTGAAAAGTTTTTAAGTAAAGCAATTAGATTGTTGTTGGATGGTAAAGGTAAGGAGTTTGTTGATTTTTATTATGAGTATTTAGAAAAAATTTATAACAAACAAATACCTTTGGTAGATATCGCAAATAAATCAAAAGTTAAAAAAACCATTGGGAGCTATAAAAAAAGAGGTACCGACAAAAACGGTAGGGAACTATCTAGACAAGCTCACATGGAATTAATTATTCGTGATGGTATTCACATAAACTTGGGTGATACCATTTATTATATTAATAATGGAACTAAAAAATCTCACGCAGATATCACAACCAGTAAAACTAAAAAAGACCCACCAGAAGGTACTCTTAAATTTAATTGTTATTTGATTACCGAAGACCAGATTAAGAAAAATCCTGATTTAACTGGCGAATATAATGTACCAAAATACATTGATGCTTTTAATAAAAAAGTTGAGCCACTTTTAGTAGTGTTTCCTTTACATATTCGAGAATCTTTAATTATTGAGAACCCAGAAGACAAACAATATTTCACTTCTAAAGAATTAGAGTTAATTGGTGGTATTGCAACAAACCCAGAAGACCAAGATACCTTAGAAGAATTGATGACTATGAGTGAAGGTGAGGTTAATTTTTGGAATAGAAAAGGTGTTTCCGAAACTTATATGATAAAAGATAGATTTCAAGAAAATAAAGAAATTGTTATATAATTATATAAATTAATTTTTATGGATATTTATAAATTATGATGTTAGATTTACAAGAATTTGTTGCTTACGATATAGCTTTAAAATTAAAAAAATTAGGGTATTCAACCCCTTTGACTAGTTATTATAACATCTACAACAAACATGTTTTCTTTTCTAATAATGGAATTCATAATGAAGCTATTTGGGCACCTAATTACAAACAAACTTTAGATTGGTTAACAATAGTTTTTGGTTTAAAAATTAAGCCAACAAAAGAATATATTATTAAAGCGGTCAATGAATTAAGTGAAAAATTATAAAATAAATCGTTTTTCTATGATATTTATAAAGAAAAGAAAAAATGATAAATTTTGTAAACGAATTCATTTATTTTGATGGTAAAAGAATACCCAATAGAGATGATGTGAAATCGGCTTCTAACAGCACCACAGATCCAATATTTAACCCTGAAGATGGTGAACAATTAAAAAATGCGACAGCCCAACAACGTCAACAAGGGTATCGAGGGTATTATTCATTGGTACCGATGCCAGCCGTTAAAACACCTTTAGCTGATGATAGTTATCCAACAATGGTTTCCTATATGGATGATGAGAAAAATATTAGGAATTTTAATAAAAACAAATTAAAAAACTTTAAAGTCAAAAGAAGAATTAAAGAAGTTGCAAAAAATAAAATAGACAATATGATTGAAGATATTGTTAATAAAAAAATAGCGAAAGATATTTTAAATGTTAGAAAAAACGGCATTCCAGATATTGATGTTGTTAGTGAAGAAAACCCGATTTTAGTTAGGAAATTAAAAAATTTAGTTGATATTGTTGATTTGAACCAGGCGACAGGTGAACAAAAAGGCGTTATTTTAAATTTTTTAATCAATAACATCGGTACTGTTGATATTCCTGTAGAATATAAAGAAGAAATTGTAAAAAAATTAAAATAAATGGCAAATTCACAGTTACAAGGGCATTATTGGGATTTACCTGAAGAATTACAAAATCATTTAAAAAGAATTATGCGAGCCTATAAAGGCGAGGAAAACGTAGAAGGATATCAAAGGTTAAAAAATTTAATTTCAAATTCAAAAATCAGTTATGAAGAATTAAAAAGAATTAAAAATTTTTTCGATACACAACCACATAATACTGATTATATGGATGATAAAAAACAAACAACACCTTTTATTTTAAATGGTGGTTTAAAAATGAAAAGTTGGGTAAATAGCACCTTAAATAACGCTAGAAGTTCTATAAACGCAAACAAAAAAATAAAAACAAATACTGGTATGGTTGGTAGTCATTATAAAAATGATGACATGTCGTTTAACACAAAGGTAAAAACCGACGATGTTAAAATTAAAACCTCACACCAAAAAAGTATTTCTGAATCTCAACATATTTATGAGATAGAAAAGATGGAAAACATCATAAATATTTTTAATAAAAACAAAGAATTATGCCACAAATCGCACCAATCCTAACAGATGCAGCTAGTGTTCAAAGCTTTGGACCTGGTGGTATTTTAAATCAATTACCTGGTTTAAAACAAACAGCAGACGCTGAAAGATTAACATTAACCACAATAAATGAATATAAAAATTTAGCGGGTAACCAATATGGGTCGACACACCCAAATGCTTTAAGTGATAACGACGAAAAAGGTCGTGGTGACGCAAATAACCAAGTAGGTACCATTATTGATATTCAAACGCAACAATTTTTAACATATAGTTCTGGTAACAAATACGAACCAGGAGCGGGTTACAACAACTTTAACTATCCACAACAATATTGGTAATAATGAAGCTTTACTCTATTCTAAATGAACTTATTTTAGAAGCAGCTTCAGATACTGAGGTTAGTGATGCTATTGTTAAACACAACAGGGTTAAAATAAGATATGAGGAACCAGATGGTCGATATAGTACTCGTTATTTGGAATCTTATGTTTTAGGGCTTTCTAAAGCCGGTAATCCAATTGTAAGAGCATATCAATACGCTGGTGACACTAACACAGAAATAGGCTGGAAAACATTTAGATTAGATAGAATAATGGATTGGGAGGAAATGAACGAAAGGCCATTTACAAACCCAATTTCAGATAGAATAAGTGGGATACCAAAATATAATCGTTTTGGTGACCGTAGTATGATAAGTATAAATAAACAAGCAAGATTTTAAAATGGATCCTAAATTATTAGCAATTCTCAAGAAGGCAAAAGCAATTGATAAAGCCGCAGAAAAGTTTGATACCGGTGCGGTAAAAAGATCACAAACACCTGGTTTAACAAACGATAGAAATGTAATGTCTGAAAGTTACTCCGACTATAACACATCGATAAACGAAAGCGTTGAAGTAGGCAGTGAAATGTACCGAGAAAAAGTACAAAGTTCCAAATTACCTGCAGCAATTCAAAAAGCGATGTTAGAAAATCCAATACCACAATTAAACCCAATGAGTGATATTGACGATGAAGCTATTAGAGAATTACGTGGTGTTGCCCCAGTTAAAGAATCGGTTAGAAAACCTGTTTACAGTGAAGACGACGAAATTGATATGTTTGCACAACCAACAAAAAAACCAGAAATTAAAAAAAGAAAAATGGTAACTGAAAATTTTGAAACAAGTTCAGTTAATGTTGATGAAGCACATTTAAGAAAATTAATTGCGTCGGAAATTTCAAAAGCTTTACCTAAAATAATTGAGAATTATTTTGAATCTAGGTTGGTTAAAGAAAATGTTCAGTTTAAAGCTGGCAATACAATTTTTTCTGGAAATGTTATGCCAATGCCTAATATAAAAAAAAGGAATAACAATTAAATAAAAAAAAGAAACTATGACAACAAAAGGCTGTGGTTGCAAAGGTAACAAAGGAACCCCAAAAGGTAAAAAATAACCTTTACAAAAAAGAAAAAAACCCCACTATTATGTGGGGTTTTTTATTGCATTAAAATTAAATAAAATATATATGAAAGATAAAATTAAAGTATTAGTTATTTGTTCAGACCGTTCAGGTGTGGCAAAGTTTAGGTCGTTAGATCCACATTTAAGATTACAAGAAATGTATCCAGATGATTTTTTTGTGGATATTATAACAGCAGGTATTGATAGTATTAACTGGGATGATGATAACTATTTAAAGAGTTTTCATATTGTTCATTTTCATAGAACAATAACCGACAATGTTAATGGGCAATTACAACCAGTTTACGGTGAAAATGCAAAAAGAATTTTTAATAAATTTAAAAAATTTGGCATAATTTCAGTTATGGATATTGATGATTACTGGATGCCATCACCTGATCACCCTGCATACGTAATGTTAAAACAAGCAAAATTAGATGAACTCATTAAAAGTAATTTTCCGTTAGTTGATTATGTCACAACAACAACTAAAATTTTTGCAGATGAAATTAGAAAATACAATAAAAACGTTATTGTTATTCCAAATGCTATAAACCCAGAGGAACCACAATTTCAAAAAAAATTGGTCACAAGTGATAAAAAATTTCGTATTGGTTGGTTAGGTGGTAGTTCACATTTAGAAGATTTGCGTTTAATAAAACAAGGTTTAAATGTTTGGATGGCGTCTGAAGAAGCTAAAGATACACAATTGGTTTTATGTGGTTTTGATACTCGTGGTAGCATGACCGAAAATAACCCGCAGACTGGAGAACAAAAAACCAGAAAAATCTTACCGCATGAAAGTGTTTGGGCTCGTTATGAAGAACTTTTTACCGATGATTATAAAATATTGAGTCCAGAGTATAAAAAACATCTTTTAAAATATTCACAAGAAGATGATTTTAAAGACATTAATGAACCTTATCGTCGTGTTTGGACAAAACCAATTACAACATATGCTTCTAATTACAATTCTTTTGAGATTTCTTTAGCTCCTTTAAAAGAACATATGTTTAATAAAGTAAAATCACAATTAAAAGTTATTGAGGCTGGATTCCATAAAAAGGCTTTAATCGCTCAAAATTACGGGCCTTATACTATTGATTTGGTAAATGTTATGGAGTTTGGTGGCAAAATTAACGAAAAAGGTAATGCAATTTTAATTGATTCTGGAAAAAATCACAGTGATTGGTTAAAAGCAATTAAATTATTACACAGAAACCCACAGCTTATTGAAATAATGGGAGAAAATTTATATCTTTGTGTCAAGGAAAAATATCATATTGATGTGACCACAAAAACAAGGTCAGATTTTTATTCCGAAATTGTAAAAAGAAATCAAAAAGAAACACAAGAACTAATAACCGAAAGCAATGCAATTTAACATCGAAAAACTACTATTTTTTGACATCGAAAGTGTAAGTCAATACGAATTTCTTAAAGATTTACCTGAAGAAGATTATAAACAATGGTTATCTTATTATGATAACTTTAGAGAAAGAGTGACCGATGAAAATCGAATCACTAAAAAAATGGCTGAAGAAGAAGTTAAGCAAGAAGTTTATAGACAAACTGCGGCATTCTTCCCTGAATTTGGTAAGGTCGCCTGTATTTCTATGGCCTTTGTAACTAAAGACGGTAAAGTTAAATTTGAATCTTTTTGTGGTCAAGATGAAGTTGAAATCTTAATGAACACTCGTAAAATTTTTGACAAGGTAGAAACATTAGGTTTTGAACTTTGTGGTCAAAATATTAAAAACTTTGATATCCCATTTTTGGCGAAAAGATACGTTATTAACGGGTTAAAACCACCAAAGTTGTTTCCAAACCACAACACTAAACCTTGGGAGTTAAAAGTTGTCGATACCAGAGACGTTTGGAATTTTGGCGGTAAGAGCATTGGTTCTTTGGATTTGATATGTAGTGTTTTAAAAGTTGATTCTCCTAAAAACGGTGAAGTTAAGGGTGATAGTGTGACTACTAATTTTTGGGAAGGTAAATACGAAGAAATTAAAACTTATTGTCAAAAAGACGTTAAAGCTTTAGTAGATATTATAACAAAATTTAATAATTTAAAATGAAAAGTGATTTAGAAAATTATATTAAAGAATTAGTTCACAGAAAAAAATTAGGTTTAATTTCAAATGACGAAATCACGGAATTAGACAGGCTCTTAAATGTAACAAAAAATATGGAATCATCTTTTAAATCTGAAAATGTTGATTGGGGTAAATTACAAATAAAATTTGTAAATCTATCTGACAACCCTGATCCTATTTGGGCTAAAGAAGGTGATTCTGGTTTTGATTTAAGAGCTAACGAAAGTGGCATATTAAAACCGTTGGAAAGAATGTTAATTTCTACTGGGTTGTTTTTTGAAATACCTAAAGGATATGATATCGAAGTAAAATCTAGAAGTGGTTTAGCTTTTAAACATGGTATAGGTGTTTTAACTGGTACTATAGACCAAAATTACAGAGGTGAAGTAAAAGTACTATTATTTAATATTAGTAATGAAAATTTTGAATTTAAAAAAGGTGATAGAATTGCACAAGCTATTGTTAGAAATAGAATAAGTGACGATTTTGGTGCCTTAATTAAATTACAAGAGCTAAATCAACTTTCAGAAACTGAACGTGGTTCAGGTGGCTTTGGATCAACTGGTAAAAATTAATATTATGTCACATTATAGACCACTACCCGATTACTTAACAATTAAAGCATCAACAATAGATGGCCTTGGTTTGTTTACTAATGTAGATATCGACGCTAATTTTGTAATCGGTATTACACATGTTTTAGACAGTCGTTTTGAAGACCACTACATTAGAACACCACTAGGTGGTTTTTTTAACCACTCAGAAACACCAAATTGTGAAGTTATTTATGATAATGATTTTATAAAATTAAAAACAATTAAGAATATTAAAGCCGGTGAAGAGCTAACCTCAAAGTATACACTGTATAACCCAATAAAAGAATAAAAATATGAAAATAAAATTAATTGTTATTGTTTTTTCACTTTTTTTGTTGTTAACATCTTGTTTTTCTTTAACGGATGTGCCAACGAACAATCTTTATCCTTACCATTATTATAGGCCAAATTGGTATTCGCCTTACTGGTACTCACCTTACTGGCCAAATAATAACTATTACTATTTAGACCAATACGGTTGGCAATATAGAACTTACCCCAGAGCCTGGAGACACCCTAGAAGAAGATAAAATTATGTCAGTAGTAGCAGTAAAAGTTGAAAAAAATAAAATTGTAATTGGTGCTGATTCAGTGCTTATAAATGGTTATACACAAGAAAAAGATAAAATGGCAAAACTGTTCCAAAATGAATGGTTAATTTGCGGTGATGTCGGTGAGGCCCAAGAAGGTGCTCTTTTTCAAATATTTTCAAAAACAAGAAAACCCAGAGAGGCTTCGGTTGAAGCGGTGACAGAATATCTTTTTGATTTTTTTTCCTGGAAAAGAGAAAAAACTGATGCCGATAAATTAGAAAATAGTTACATTATTATTTTTAATAAAAAGGTTTTTCTAATTGAAGGTTTTTACGTTAAGGAAGTTACGGATTATGCGGCTATTGGTGCTGGGATGGATTTTGCTCTTGCAGCTCTATATCTAGGTTCCTCAGTAAAAGACGCGATTAAAGCCGCTTGCCATTTATCAATTTTATGTGAAGAACCTGTTAATATTATTACTGTTGAAATTTAAAAAATAAAAAAATATGGAAAATTTATACGATTATTATTTTCACTATAACACTTACACAAAAGAGTGGAATGCTTTTTTAAGAACCGAAAATTCAAAATATCTGAATGGTGACGCCGTTGTTTATAGTGATCAAAACATCAATAATTTGATTAAAAAAATCAAAGAAATACAAAAAGTAGAATCTTAATGGTAAGTGTTGTTTATTCAACCAGGAAACCCAATAAAGAGTTTCAAGAGTATATTAAAAAAACAATTGGTTTAAAAGATTTTGAAATCTATGAAATTGTTAACAATGGCCAAAAATCCTTAACCCAATGTTATAATGAAGGCTTAGATAACACCAAAAATAACATTGTTGTTTTTTGTCACGATGATCTTCTTTTAAAAGAAGGTTGGGGTAAAAAAATTATAAAACATTTTCAAAATACCGATTATGGTATTTTGGGGATGGCAGGAACTACCGACATGGCAGAAACAGGTCGTTGGTGGGAAGATCAATCAAAAATGGTTGGCATTGTTTCTCATTCTCACCAAGGGAAAACCTGGGAAAATAGATATTCTGAAAATTTTGGTGATGATATCATAGAAACAGTCATTCTTGATGGTTTATTTTTTGTTGCCCATAAAGACAGAATTAAAAAAAGATTTGATGAATCATTTAAAGGTTTTCATCTTTATGATGTTGATTTTACGTTTAATAACCATTTAAATGGTGTTAAAGTTGGGGTTATGTTTGATATTAAGATAACCCATAAATCAATTGGGATGACCAACGAAGAGTGGGAAAAAAACCGTGAACAGTTTGTCCAAAAATATAAAGACAACCTTCCTTACAAAATTAAACCAGAAGTTAGGTTTATTGGCACACCCTTCAGTAAAAAATTAAAAGAAAATCCAAAAATTGCAATCATAATTCCAACAAAAGGTAACGTCCATCTATTAAAACAATGTATTAATTCTATATATGACCAAGATGGTTATACTATGTTTAAAATTTATATAGCCGATACAGGATCAACGGAGGAGGAAAAAACGGAAATTAAAAATTTTATTTCAAAAATGACCGAATGTAAATTAATTGAATATGATTTTTATAATTTCGCCGTTATCAATAATGACGTTGTTGAAAACCATATTGATAAAGATACTGAACTTTTATTGTTTTGTAATAATGACATTAAATTGTTAAATGATGCAATTACAAGAATGGTTGTGGTTTATCTTAAAAACAAAAAAACAGTTGGTACCATTGGTGCTCGTTTACATTTTGGTGACAATACGGTACAACATTCAGGTATTAGAGTTTTTTTAAATCAAGAACCAAATGGTATGTACAGAATAATATTAACTCATAAAGGTTTTAAAAGTTATTATTCTTTCTATGGCGACAATAGAAAAATATTTGGTAATACTGGTGCGTTTTTAATGATTAACAAAGAATTATTTTTAAAAATTGGCGGCTTTAATACGAACTATAGAGAATGTTTTGAAGATGTAGAATTAAACATTCAATGTTTAAACCATAATAAAGAAAATATTTTTTGTGGTGATGCAGTTTGTTATCACTATGAAAGTCAAACCAGAAACAAAGATGAAAAAAAGGCCAGAAGAGAATATGAAGATTATTCAAGACTATTAATCCCTTTTGTTGTTAATAATAAAAAAACTTATCATTATTTTGATAATATTGATGCCAAAAATTTAGATCACATTATTAAAATATCAGATGAGTTAAAACAATTTTTAAGATAGAATAAATTTACATTTTTAAAAAAAAAATTAATTTTAAATTATGGGACACCTTATACAAAACTTTAAAACAAAAAAAATAGAAGATATTATTGAGAACTGGGAACACACAGGTCTAATATCTAATGAAATGGTAAAAAATAAACAAAATGTTGCACTTTCTTATGAGTTAACCGCGTTGTATCTTTTATCAAAAAGTGATTTTGATAGTGACAAAAACGACCTATCAACATTAATTTTCCCTGTTATGTGTAGGATTTTTAGTAAATACGAGGAAAATTTAACAACTGATACCATTTTTGAAGAGGTTGTTAAAATAATAAAAGAATTCCAAACAAAATTAGAATCTACCGACAAAACTGAATGGTTAAAACCTTTTGTGGATACTGATTATGAGGCAGAATTTATTGTCGATTTCTGTGCTAATTATAGTATAAAAAAATAAAATATATGAAATTAGGCTGTTCCTGGAACGTGTTTGATGGGGAAGAACTTTTAGAAGGTTCAATAAAACAAATAAGACAACATGTGGATTATGTAAGTGTTGTTTACCAAACAACATCTAATTTTGGTAATGCGTGTAATCCAGAGTTATTACCACTTTTAGAAAGGTTAAAATCAGAAGGATTAGTAGATGAGTTATTTGAATACAATCCTAAAGTAAACAAAGGCGGACATTTCAATGAAATTCAAAAAAGAAATATTGGGTTATCCTTATCTCAAGGAGCTGGGTGCACACATCATATGTCAATGGATTCTGACGAATACTATTTAAATTCAGAATTTGGAGATCTTAAAAAGATTATAATAGAAAGTGACTATGACTCATCTTATTGTCAAATGCAAACATATTATAAATCTTTTGAATATGCCTTGGATCCGCCAGAAACTTACTATGTTTCATTAATATTTAAAATTAAAAGTGATTCTAACTATTTCTTAATGGCACCATCACCTGTTTTAGTTGATCCAACAAGAAGATTGTCCCCAAGTAATAAACCAATAGTTTTAGATAGGAAAGATATACAAATGCATCATATGAGTTTTGTTAGAAAAGATATAGGTATAAAATTAAATAATTCATCAGCTAACGTATCTTTTATGGATAAAATACCAAAAATAACAAACCATTATATTAATTGGACATTCCCAAATAAAGTTATGTGGGCAAGTGGTGAATTATTAAATGTTAAAAAAGTAAACAACCAATTCAATGTCGAAATCTAAAATAGCTGTTTTAATTCATTTATTTTATACCGATTTATGGTATGAAATTGAGTCTTACCTAAAAAATTTAGAGGATTTCGAGTATGATTTATACATTAACATTGTCGATGGTTATTATAATGAAGAGATAGTTGATAAAATACTTAAATTTAAACATAACGTTAAAATTTTAAAATCACCAAATAAAGGGGTGGACGTTGGTGGGTTTTTATATCTATACAATTCATTAGATAGTAGTTACGATTTAATATTAAAAATACACACAAAAAAAAGTATCGGATTACCAAACAAACCGTCTGATTACGTTAGGGTTTACGGTCCACAATTGGCAAAAGAAAAAGGTAATCAATGGTTTCATAAATTAATGAAAGGCGTTTTAAGATCTAAAAACCAAGTTAAAGATATTATTGAGCTATTAGAAAATGAAACCCCTTTTGCAATGGCCGGTTTAGATTGTGAAACTTATATAGGACCTAATTTAAAACAAGTTAAAGAATTAGGAGATAAATTTAACATACCAACAGATTTTAACGGTGATAGAATTAAAAATGCTAGTTTTGTTGGTGGTACTATTTTTTGGGTAAAGAATGATATTCTTAAAAAATATTTAACAAAAGATAATATAAAATATCTATTAGAATTGTTACCAGAAGGTTACCAAAACGAACCTTCATATAATCACGCTTTAGAAAGACTATTTGGTATGATGGTTTATAACGAAAATAAAAAAATAATTAATTTATGACACTAAGTGAAATAGCTGAAAAAAATACTACCGACAAAAGAATTTTAGAACATAATTACGTTCAGTTTTACGAAAAATATTTTGACTCAATTAGAGATAAAAAATTAAAAATACTTGAAATAGGTATCTACAGGCCAGCCCCTAATTCAGGTAGATTAGTTGGTGCTTCTTTAAAAACTTGGTATGATTACTTTCCTAAAGCTGATATATACGGTGTTGACTTAACTGATTTTACTGATGTAGAAAACGATAGAATTAAGACGACAATATGTAACCAAGCTAATAGAGAGGATAAAAGTGATTATCCGGGTTTAGAAAGTGTTATTAAAAAATTTGGGGGTGAGTTTGATATAATAATAGATGATGGTGGTCACACTATGGAACAACAATTAGTTACATTAGGTTACATGTTTAAATACTTAAAAAATAACGGTATTTTTGTTATAGAAGACTTACACACATCCTATTTTGCCCCACACGCATATAACAATACAAATACTAAAAATACAACACTTAATGTATTACAAGAATTTCAAAAAAACAGTAAAATTTATAGTGAATTCATAACAGATGAAGAGTTAAATTACTTAAATAACCATATTGAAAAATGTGAAATTCATAAAGCGAACATTTCAGAAATATCTTTTATAATTAAAAAATGAAAATAAATTTAAAAGACGTTACTTTTATTATACCTATCAAGTTAGATTCCAATGATAGGTTAAACAACTACACAATAGTTATTAATCATTTAACAAATTTATTCGATACCAATATCATAGTTTGTGAATCAGATAGAAATTCAAACGAAAATCTATTAAAAATTCACGAAAATATTGAGTATGTTTTTTATGAAAATAAAACAGATTACTTTCATAGAACAAAAATATTGAATATCATGACAAAAATGGCTAAAACTAATATTATTTGTAATTACGATACTGATGTAGTATTTCCAGAACAACAATACATATCTTCTGTTAATAAAATTAAAAAAGATAATTGTACTATAGTTTTTCCGTATGGTGGTAAATTCATGAATGTACCTAATAAATTTTTTGATTTAATTAAAAATAACAATTTTTATGAAATAGACGAAGATTTATTAGAACTTGCCCATCCTAACTCATTGGGTGGTGCATTCTTTTTTGATAAAGAAAAATATACTACAGTGGGGTTAGAGAATGAAAACTTCATGTCATGGGGTTTTGAAGATAATGAAAGAGTTTCTAGACTCCAAAAACTAAACCACCAAATATGTAGGGTACCAGGATTATTATTCCATCTAAATCACCAAAGGGGTGTTGATAGTGTACCTGAAAATCCTTATTATAGAAAAAATATGCAAGAATATGGTAAAATAAATTCTATGTCGAAAACTGATTTAGAATCTTATATAAAAAATTGGTATTGGGTTAATTAATATGTTTTTTTCAATAGTAATTCCAACATATGAGTATAAAGGTAAAGCACCTGATTTACTAAACAAATTGTTAGAAAGTATTAATTCACAAACATTTAAAGATTATGAAATTATAATATCAGATCATAGTGTCTCTGATTTAGTAAAAAATTTCATTAATAGTGAATGGTCTAAATTACCTGTGATTTATTATAAAAATGAAAGAGGAAGAGGTAATAGTTCTATTAACATGAATGAAGGAATAAAAATAGCTAAAGGTAATTACATAAAAATAATGCACATGGATGATTGGTTTTGTGATAATGAATCTTTAGAGGTAATAAAAATGTCAATAGATAAAGAACCAAACAAAAAATGGGGTGGTGTCGGTTTTAATCATTTTTCAGAAAATACAAAATTAACTGAAAGATATTATATGCCACACATAAATCCTAACATTAGAACTTTACTTGGTTGTCCGAGTGTATCATTTTTTATTAATGATAGAGATAATTTAAACTTATTTGATGAGTCCCTAATTATTATAAACGATTCTGATATGCACATAAGATTAGGTAAAAAATATGGTGACCCAATATTTGTTAACAAATATTGTGTAACAATAAGAATGTCAAATGACCAAGTATCAAACCAAGTTTCAGAAGAAAAACACATAAAAGAAATAGAATATTACCAAAATAAAAATTTTTAAAATGGATAAATTAACAGAATTAGCGAATAAATACGCTTCAGACAAGGGGACGGTAACTCCCTCAACAGGTCATCACGGACCTAGATTACATTTTACACCAAAATATAATGCACATTTTGAATCAATAAAAAACCAAAAATTAAATATTCTTGAGATTGGGATTGGTTCAGGTCCATCATTAAAAATGTGGTATGAGTATTTTCCTAACGCGACTATACATGCTATAGATATTAATAGTCAAGAGCAACATAATAATGAAAGAGTTACAACTTACATTTGTGATCAATCTAATAGAGAAGATTTAAAAAAAGTTATGGATAAAGTTGGTGAAGTAGATATCATAATTGATGATGGTTCACATGTAATAGACCACCAACAAATTAGCTTAGGTTTTTTATTTGAATACTTAAAAAAAGGTGGTCAATATTGGATAGAAGATTTACATACTTCCGATAAATCTATTTGGCAAGGTAAAGAACTTTATGGTTACAATATGTCATTTAACGATGGGGAATCGACGGTAGAAGTTCTCGAATACTATCTAAATAAAAAAGTATTTAATAGTCCATTTTTAACGGAAAAGGAAAACAATTATTTAACCAGCAATATAGAATCAATGGTTATTTACGATTTACCGCCAACATTTTACGGTTTTAATAAGCTTTGCTTAATTGAAAAAAAATGAAAATATTAATAACAGGGGGTGCTGGTTTTATAGGGTCAAAATTAATCGATAGATTATTATTAGATAATCATGAAATTATAGTTTTAGATAATTTTTTAAATCAAATTCATGGTAATAAACCCACTTTAAAAAATGGGGTTAAATATATTTTTGGGGATGTAAGAAAAAAATCTGATTGGTTAAAATCACTAAAAGAGAATCCTGAAATAATTTTTCATTTGGCCTCTGAAACAGGTACCGGTCAGTCTATGGATAAAATAAATAGATACGTCAATACTAATGTTGTAGGTACGTCAATTATGTTGGATTTGGTTAATAGTAATAAATACGGTGTAAAAAAAATAATACTAACATCAAGTAGGGCGGTTTATGGGGATGAAGAAAATATAGAATCAAATTACGTATTAAAACCCAAATCAGTTTATGGTGTGACTAAATTAACACAAGAACAATTAATTATTACTGGGTGTAATATACCATACACAATATTACGATACCAAAATGTTTATGGAGAGGGCCAAAGTTTAAATAACCCCTATACTGGTATAATTACAATATTTAGTAACATTTTTGAAAAGGGTGGTGAAGTTTCTATTTTTGATAACGGTTTGGCGACTAGAGATTTTATACATGTTAATGATGTTGTTGATGCTACCTACTTGGCTATAAATGAAAAAACTAATTATAACATATATAATGTTGGTACTGGTATTGATGTACCCATATTAGAGGTTACTAAAAAATTAAAAAATTTAATAAATAAAAATTCTACAATAAAAATAATTGATTACCACAGAAAAGGTGATATAATTAATGCAAAGGCGGATATAAAAAAAATAATCACGGATTTAAATTGGTCACCAATAGTAACGTTAGATGAGGGATTAGAAAGATTTGTGGAATGGTTTAAATTAATAAAAAAATGATAACATCAAATTTAGTAGGTGGTTTGGGAAACTATATGTTTCAAATAGCGACAGCATTTTCTTTAGCTGTAGAAAATAAAGACGAATTATTATATAATATTAATGATAGTGTAACAATACACAAACATTTAAACAGTTATTTAAATAATATTTTTAATAAAATAAATTTTACAAATAAAAATTTATTAATAACTGAAATATATGAAGAGCCACATTTTCATTATAAAAAAATAGAATATAAGCCAAATTTAAAGTTAAACGGATATTATCAAAGTGAAAAATATTTTATTAACAATAGAGATAAAGTAATAGATTTATTCAAAATAAATCCTGAAACTGAATTATACATAAAAAATAAATATGGTGATTTTTTGAAAGAAGATATCTGTTCTTTACACGTTAGAAGAGGTGATTACTTAAAATTCCCTGATTATCATCCAGTATGTGATGTTGATTACTATTTAAATTCTGTAAAGGAAATTGGTGAGGACACATTATATTTTATTTTTTCAGATGACGTTGAATGGTGTTTAAAAAATTTAAGTTTTATAAAAAACAAAATTTTTATTGAGGGTAATGAAGATTACCAAGATTTATTTTTAATGACAAAATGTAAAAATAATATAATAGCTAACTCTTCTTTTAGCTGGTGGGGGGCGTGGTTAAATAACAACCCCAATAAAATAGTAATAGCACCCAAAAAATGGTTTGGTTTACGTAATTCACATTTAAACACTTCTGATTTATATTGTGAAAATTGGGTAGTATTATGAAAAATAAAATTTTAATAACAGGTTCTAACGGATTATTAGGGTCTGCTTTTAGAACTATTTTAGGTGATAAAAATCATGTTTATCACACAAGAAAAGACTGTGATTTAACACTAGAAAAAGAAACAATTGATTATATTACAAAAATTGTTAACGAACAAAATATTGACACTATAGTTCATTGTGCAGCAAAGGTTGGTGGTGTTAAGGCTAATTCTGAAAATAATGAAGGTTTTTTTATTGAAAATTATAAAATAAATAATAACGTAATAAAAGCTGCTTTTCATAACAAAATACCTAATTTTGTCAATATACTATCTACTTGTATATTTCCCGACAATAATATAAATTACCCCTTAACACCAAAACAAATTGATTACGGGGCACCACACAATTCAAACTATGGTTATTCATATGCTAAAAGATTGTCTGGGTATGAGACTAAAATTTTTAGAAACATCACAGGTTTAAATTGGTTTTCAGTAGTACCAACAAATATTTATGGACCTTACGATAATTTTAATATAGAAAATAGTCATTTAATACCTGGTTTAATACATAGAGCTTTTTTAGCTAAAAAATATAATCAAAAATTTGTTGTATGGGGTGATGGTAAAGCTCTTAGACAATTTATATATGCCGAAGATTTGGTTAAATTAATCTTATGGTCTTTAGATAATTGGAAAGTTGAAGAGCATTGTATGTTAGTTAACGAAGAAGAGGTTTCCATTTTAGAAATTGTTGATATTATTAAAAATAAAATAGGTATTCAAAACGAAGATATTATTTTTGACGAAACAAAACCTAAAGGGCAACATAGAAAACCCGCCATTTCGGATATGAAAATATATGATTTTGTACCACTTAAAAAAGGGATTGAAGAAACAATTGATTGGTTTATAAAAAACTATGATACTATTAGAAAATGAAAAAAATTGATTTAATACAGGACACAATAGATAATAAAGACATCGATTTATTAATTGAGTGGCTAAAAGAGTACCCAAAATTAACTAAAGGGTTAAAAACAATTGAATTTGAAAATAAATGGTCTAACTGGTTAGGTTGTAAATATTCTGTTTTTGTTAACTCAGGTTCTTCAGCTAATTTACTGATGTTATATGCTCTAAAAATATTAGGTATGATGAGGAATGATAAAGTTTGTGTACCCTCATTATGTTGGGCCACAGATTTAGCCCCTGTTTTACAACTAAAGATGGAGCCAATCTTAGTTGATTGTAATTTAGAAAATCTATCAGTTGATTTAAATCATTTAGAAAACTTATTTAAAAAAGAAAATCCTTCTGTATTACTTTTAGTCTCAGTTCTTGGTTTATCCCCAGACATGGACAAAATTACAGATTTATGTAAAAAATACGATGTTATATTATTAGAGGATAATTGTGAATCACAGGGTACGATATATAAGGGTAAAAAATTAGGTAACTTTGGGTTAATGTCGTCTTTTTCCACATATTTCGCACACACAATGTCAACAATTGAAGGTGGTATGGTTTCCACTAATGATGAAAAAGTTTACCACGCTTTATTACAATTAAGAAGTCATGGTTGGGATAGAGATTTACCAGATTGGAAACAAAAAGAGTTAAGGGACCATTGGAAGGTTAGTGATTTTTCTACTTTATATACTTTTTATATACCAGGGTTTAACCTTAGAAGTACTGATTTACAAGCAAAAATAGGTATAGACCAACTAGATAAAGTTGATTTGATGATAGAAAATAGATATAATAATTTTTTATACTATAAATCAAAACTAGAGAATAAAATATGGTTTCCAAAAACTATAGAAGATAGTTACACATCAAATTTTGCGATACCAGTTATTACTAAATCTATAACAGATAAAAATAACATGGTAAAAGATTTGGCCGAAAACAACATAGTATGTCGACCTTTAATATCAGGGTCTATGGGGACGCAACCTTTTTATAAAAGTTTATACGGCGAAAATAAATTACCAAACTGTACAAAAATAGACGAATGTGGTCTATATGTACCAAACCACGATAAGTTAACTATAGAAGATATAGACAGAGTTTGTAAAGTTTTATTAAAATATGAAGCCTAAAGTTTATGGATTTATACCTGAAGAAAATCTTATTGATTTAGATTTTTCTTGTAGGTTAGTAGTTGACCCCAATAAGGAGTATTTTAATTTAGTAAAAAAAGAAAGAGAATCTTTTGATAAGATGATTTTAATTCACGGATGTGAACCAAAATCTATTAATAATATTACAAAAGAAATAATAGAAAACAGTCAGTTTTTTGATAAAATCTACTCTTTTGATGAAGAGGTTTTAATAAATTGTAAAAATAGTGAAATATTTCAATTTGGTTCTTGTTGGACGTTAACTGATAAAATCGGTGAATCAATAATGAAAGAGTCTGAATTTGTAGAAAAAAATTTTAATAAAGAGTTTAAAGTCAGTTTTATAAAATCAAACAAAAACTCATTAGAGGGTCATAGACTCAGAAATTCTGTACCAGAACTACTTAAAAATAAAAGTTTTAAAATTTTACACATGCAGAACATACCGATTAAGTTCCCGCTTTTTAAGGACTCAATGTTCCATGTATCAATAGAAAATACAAGAGAAAAAAATTATTTTACAGAAAAAATTATCGATTGTTTTATGACAAAAACCATACCCATTTATTGGGGATGCCCCAACATAATAGATATTTTTGATAAAAACGGTATTCTAGTCTTTAATGACTTGTCTGAGTTAAATTATATATTAAAAAATTTAACTGAAGAAGATTATCTAAAAAGAATAGGTTCTGTGGAAAAAAATTATATAATATCTAAAAAATTTGCTTTCTTTTTTGAAAGGATTAATAACATTTTAATAAATTTAAAATAAATATGATAACTTTTTTAAGTTTTGCTGATAAAAAATATTCTTTAACTTTAGAGAGAATAAAAAATGAGGCCATATCTTCTTCTTTTTTTGATGAAGTAAAAACTTATAATGAAAATGATTTACCTGAAGATTTAAAAAATTTTTGTAACTCAAACCGTAGAGGGTTTGGGTATTGGGTATGGAAACCCTATTTTGTATATAAAACAATAAAAGAAATAGGTGAAAATGATATTTTAGTTTATTGTGATGCCGGTTGTACTATAAACCAAAAAGGTAAAAATAGGTTTGATGAATATATTGAAATGGTAAAAAATGACCCTTACGCTAACATATCTTTTCAAATGGACCATTTAGAAAAAAGATTTTCTAAAGGTGATATTTTTAAATATTTTGATGCCTACAACCAATTAGACACGGGTCAGATAGCTAATTGTACTATAATTTTGAGGAAAAATGAACATACAATGAATTTAGTTAAATTATGGTATGAAACATGTATTAACGAAAGACATTTAATAACAGATATACCGTCACAATCACCTAATGATCCTATATTCTTTGATAATAGACACGACCAATCAATTTTTTCTGTTATAAGAAAAAAATATGGTACAATTTTTTTAGAAGACGAAACTTATAAATTAAACAATGACGGAAGTTTTGACATAAAATACCCCATTCATTGCTCAAGAGTAAAATTTTAAAAAATTTTTTAGTTATAATTTATAAATTGTAGTTTATAATATAATCACTACAGATACCAACACATTTAGATGTGTCATCACCGTTTAATTCAGGCATAACTGCGATACTATTTTTAATAGGTTGTTTTCCTGGGTAGGCCCAAATATATTTAAAAGATGTTAAAGTTATGTCATCTTCTTGATGCCAAAAATAATGAAATTCATATTCACACTCTTTAAAAAAAGTTACAGCTTCAATGTTTTTACAGTGAACCCATAACTTACCAATTCTATTTAATAACCACCCAATATCAATTAAATGTTCAGGTTTATCGTGTCCTAAAAAAAGGTTACCATCTTTATACCAAACATCAACCTCAACCTCATAACCTTTTTGGATAGCCAAATCAATGTAAGTTGGTTCATTTTCCATATTTTCTATTTTCCCATTTATGTTGCCTCTGTGTGATATAAGTTTCATCAACAAAATATAATAATTAAACTTTATTAATGAAGTCTTATTATTATAATTAATAAAAAATTGCGATGGATTTTAAATTAATTATTTTTGATTTAGATGGTGTTTTAATAGATACTAGAGACTTACATTTTGAAGTTCTAAATGAGGCATTAAATGAGGTGTCTAACGAGTATGTTATTTCTTACAAAGATCACCTTTCTAAATTCGATGGTTTATCGACTAAAAAAAAGTTAGAAATTTTATCAAATGAAAAAGGGTTACCATTAGAATATCACGATTTTATTTGGAAAAGAAAGCAATCTTTAACATCAGAAAAACTAAAAACTTATTTAAAATATGATGAAAAAATAGTTAAAATAATTAAAAAACTTAAAGAGGATGGGTTAAAAGTTTGTGTAGCATCCAATTCTATTAGAGAAACTATCAAAATCTCGTTAATGAAAATAGGTGTTATGGAACATATAGACTATTTTATTTCTAACGAAGATGTAAACTCACCAAAACCCCATCCAGAGATATACATGAAATGTATGATAAAAGAAAAAGTCTTACCTAAAGAGACTCTAATTATTGAAGATTCGTATATAGGTAGAACAGCAGCTATCCAATCTGGTGCTATTCTATGTCCAGTTAAAAACCCAACAGAAGTTACTTTAGAAAGAATTTACGAAGTTATGAACAGAGAAGTGAAAGATCCTAAATGGGAGGATAAAAAAATGAATATATTGATACCTATGGCAGGAGCCGGAAGTAGATTTAGTAATGCCGGATATTCTTTCCCAAAACCGTTAATACAAGTTGGTGATAAACCTATGATACAAGTTGTTATTGAAAATTTAAATATTGATGCTAATTATATCTTTTTAGTTAGAACAGAACAATACGAAAAGTATAATTTAAAATCACTATTAAATATTATAACCCCCAACTGTAAAATCATTTTAGTAGACAAACTAACTGAAGGTGCTTGTAGTACCACATTACTGGCCGAAAATTATATTAACAATGATAGTCCGCTTTTAATAGCAAATTCAGACCAATTTATTGAGTGGTCTTCTGGGGAATTTTATCATTCAATAAACTCTGTTGGTATAGATGGAAGTATTTTAATTTTTAATAATAACCACCCTAAGTGGAGTTATGTAAAATCAGATCAATACGGTAATGTTATTGAATTAAAAGAAAAAGAGGTTATTAGTAATGACGCAACTGTGGGAATTTATTATTGGTCTAAAGGATCTGATTATGTAAAATACTCACATCAAATGATAGATAAAAATTTAAGGGTTAACGGAGAGTTTTATGTCGCACCAGTTTATAACGAAGCGATATCAGATAATAAAATTATCAAAACATATAAAATAAATAAAATGTGGGGATTGGGTACACCAGAGGATTTAAAATATTATTTAGAAAATAAAAAATGAAAACATATAATTTAAAAAATATGATTCGTGGTTGGTTCATAGGTAATTTTGAACCAAGTTTATATAAAACTAATTTTGAGGTTGGTGTTAAAAGATATAAGTCCGGTGATAAAGAAAAAAAACACTACCATAAATTATCAAAAGAATTTACTGTGATTATTCAGGGTGTTGTTAAAATGAACGGTGTTGTTTACAAAGAGGACGATATTATTCAAATAGATGAATTTTATGAAACCGATTTTGAATGTATTGAAGACGCTGTAACGGTTATTGTAAAAACAAATAGTAACCGCGATGATAAATACGTTGTTTAATATTAACTATTGTCTACCTAACCAGTGTTTTATGAAGTATGGGTTAGTAAAAAATTCCCTATTAACACGAATACCAATTTCAGTCATTTTATAACCTTCTTGTTCTAATACCAAAGCCCATAATCTTTCCATACCTTCTGATTCCATTTTATTTGTTGGTAAGATTTTATTAAACCCTCTAGATTTTAATCTATCTAAAACTAATTTTTTGATATAAACAGTTGGGCCGAATAATGCCCATCTTGGTTCTAAAAATGAATAGTTAGTATTTTTTGTTATTTGTTCATAACAAAAATTTCTCATAGCAGAAGGTCCATAAGTCGATGGGTTATACTCATACGGGAAATATGATAGTGTCGTTACGTCCCTATTTTTAAAATCACTCACATCACCAATCAATATCATAGAATCTTGAATTAAATAAAAAAAATCTTCTTCCGGGTAAGTTTCATGACAGTACCATAAAGCACCTTCCAAATAGTTAGTATTCCCAATATCAGCAGTAATAACACTTTCAGGTAATTTTTTAAAATATTCTTTATTATCAGAATTACTGTCTACTACAACTATTTTTTCTTCAGGGTGAAACTTAATGATTGAATTAACACAATCTAATATTAATGACTTTTCAGTCCATTTACAGGCAATTACAAACATTTATGAATCGTATTGTTTAGTGTAATTAATAAAAAATTCAACATCATCTTTTCTATATACCTCACAAAATCTTTTAGGGTAGGATTCTATATTTATATTGTCCATAGTTGATTGAACGTATAATATTCTACAAGGATCTAGTCTACCACAACCATTGTCATACGGGTTATCAATGATGGTTCTATAATTAGGCCATGTATTTGATATTTTATCCATGGTTGGAGAATCTGAATAGAAAAAAATATCGTAAATCCTATTAGGCCAATGCCAACCCCTAGGACCAAAGTTATTGTGATAAATGGTGTTAGGTTTTGAATAATTGATTAAATCTAAATGATTAACAAATAATAAATCAGGTCGACCCTTTAAAACAATGTCGTATTTAAAGTTATTCTCTTCTTCATATTTTTTTTTCATCATTATACTATCGTGAGTTTTATACATATATGGTATAGAACTAGCTGAACCAGCACCGTACCCAGAAAACTCACCTTTATTTTTCCAATTTAAAAAAATTTCTTTTAAGTGAGGGTCAGTAGAATCTAACCAAGAGTCAAAATTTTCAATTTTAATGTCTTTTATATTTGGGAAAGATTCTTTTATCGATTCTATTGTAAAATCTTTACTTAATTTTTCAATACCCCCCTGTATTAAGTGTTGATGTGCTGAAAATCCTATATGATCCCAAACAGATATAAAAATGTCTGGATTTAAAGGATTTGTAACAAACTCTTTTAAATACTTTCTAACGTTTTCATCGTCAAAACTTCTAAGTTCACCGGCTATACAATAAGCAATTCTCATTTTAAAATATTTACATAAAATATAAAAGATTTATTTTATTAATAAATACTATTAAACATGACTAAAAGAAGAAATAAAAAACTAACCGAAGAAGAAATACAAGAAATTGAGTCTTTCATTGGTAAACACCCAGAAGAAGATAAAATATTAACACAAATAAGAATTGAAGTTAAACCTAAAACTGAGAATCAAAAAAAATTAATCCAAGCAATCAAAGAAAATGAAATTATTATTGCTTCAGGTTTTCCTGGTAGTGGTAAAACTTTTCTTAGTTGTGCGGAAGCCCTCAAATTAATTAAAAATCCACAAACACCATATAAAAAAATTATTCTTGTTAAATCGGTAACTACGTTAAAAGATGAAGAGATTGGTTTTTTAAAAGGAACAATGGAAGAAAAAATGGAACCCTTTATGGATTCTTTTTTGGATAATTTTAATAAAATTATTGGTGAGTATTTAACAGGTAAATTAAGAGAACAAAAATTAATTGAAATTAAACCAATAGCTTACGTCAGAGGAAGAAGTATTGATAATTCAGTTATCATTATTGATGAGGCTCAAAATATTTCTTTGGATAATATGCGTACCTTAATGACCAGAATCGGTGATAATTCAAAATTAATTATTTTAGGTGATATTAAACAAAAAGACATTCGTAATAAACGTGAAAGCTCTTTGGAGATTGTTTTAAACAGGTTTAAAGATAAAAACAGTTTTGGTATTGTTGAACTTAGAAACGAAGAAGACATTGTTAGAAATCCAATTATTAAAGTTATCGAAGAAATTTTTGACCAAATAGACGACGAAAAAAGTAATAATGGTAAAAAACAAATATTAAAAGATTAGTGAGAAAATATAAAAATATTAGATTGAGAAAATCACCAATAATAGAAGAAAGGGTGAAATTAATCAATAGAATTATTAAAGAAACTATTAATGAAAGTTTTGAATCTGTGATTAATACTGATTATGAGTTAATAGAAGAAAATTCAAATATTTTAATATATAGATTTAAAACAAATAGTGGTTATAGTTACGATTTAGAATTTATTACAGATTTTATTGAGAATGATAAAAAATTTTATAATGGAAAAATTTTAAAAGACTATATCGATTCCGATTATATTGAACCTACCATAGACATTGCTTTTGTGCCTTCTGAGGTTAACATGGAAGATAGAGATTCACCTGAATTATATACAAAAGAAACGAATAGGTATGAAACTATTGAATTAATGGGTAGAATATCTTTTTTAATAGAAGAGTTTATAAAAAACAATCCAAGAGTAAAAGTTTATATTATTGGTAAAAATACCAAAGAAATTAAATTAAGTATTTATTTAAAAATATTTGATAATATATTTTCTGATAACTTTTATAAAACAGAAGGTCGTAGTTTAGGTTATCCCAGCGGTGCTTTTTATTTTATAAAAAAACAATAACAATAAAAACAAATATTAAAAATTTAATGACAATAGGCGTTTCAGTTAACGGCGTACTCCGTGATTACTTTGGCAAAATAGAAAAAACACACACGAAATATTTCAATCCTGAAGATGGGCAAGAAATAAAAATTAAAGATTATGATTTGGAAAAATGGATAAAATTTCCTGAAGAAGAAATTGTAAGACAAGAAATTGAATTTAATCCTGATTTTAATTTAAAAGATTTTGTACAAACAGATTCTAGTTTTAAAATCGAAGAAGTTAAAGATGATCCAATAACGGTTGATGATTTTATCTACGATAAATGTTGTTTGGAAATTTTTGGTTATGCAGAAGAAGAAATGGATGGTATTGTACAAGCTCTAAATGATTTTGATCTTCATTTAAAAATGTTAAAGAAAGATTATGAGGTAGTAATCACCAGTAGAGAGGCAGGTCGAAGTGTACCCGCAACTCTTTTCTTTTTATCAAAAACAGGTTGTATGATACAAAACGTTAAATTCACAATGGGAACCACTGATTGTTGGGATTTTGTTGATATTATGATTACAGATCATCCTGAAATTTTATCAACTAAACCAGAAAATAAAATTACAATTAAAGTCGAAAAACCGTTTAACTCCCATATAGATTCTGATTACACTGTTAGAAGTATTAAAGAACTTACTGGTTTGGGGGTTTTTAATTAACGTTTACTTATAAAAAAACTTATATAATTTTAAAATATGAATAAATTTAAAAAAAATGATAATCCAGAAATGTTTGCCATCGCTGGTAGTCAATACTATTTCGACTTGGACGAATTAAGTCGTTATATTAGGGTTGAAAAAACTGAAAGTGTTGAAGATATTCTTAATGAAGCGAAAAAAGAAATGACTGGAGACCCTGAAAACGCCGAAGAAGATGCTGAGATCTTAGGTCAAATAGTAGATGTCACCAAATGGGAAACCATTAAAGTTATGTTTGAATGTGTTTTAAGCGACCAAGGGCCAATAGATGAGGCTATGGGTATAGTGAGCCTTTCAAATCAATTATCAATACCTTTTAAATTATCATTTAATACATTACTAAAAAATAATATAATAAAACAACAATATGGAAAATAACACAAAAGAACTAATCAAAAACGCGATTCAAAATCTAGAAAAAAAAGATTTTAGAATTTTTTTCTTTGTTATGGATACAAAGGGAAATGCTGTTGCCAGTTTGGCAAATATCTATGAACATGCCAGAATTTTACGTCAATTAGGTTATGACGCACAAATTCTACATGAAAAAAATGATTATCCAGCCATTGGGCCAATTTTAGGTGAAATTTACGCTGAAATACCACATGTATCTGCTGAGGGGCAACAATTAAAAGTAAATACACAAGATTTTATTGTGATACCAGAGATTTTTGCAAACGTTATGGAACAAACAGCAAAATTACCGAGCAAAAGAATCGTTTTTGTTAACTCATATGATTATATTTTTGAAATGTTAATGCCTGGTAAGAATTGGGTAGAATACGGTATCACCGATGTCATCACTACAAATGAAAAACAAAAAGAATATATTACCGATTTATTTTCTAACAGAATTAACGTTGAAGTAGTACCTGTTAGTATACCTGAATATTTTAAACCTTCTGAAAAACCTAAAAAACCGATTATTGCGATTGCGACTCGTGATCAAAGAGATTTGGTGAAAATATATAAAAGATTTTATCTTAAATATCCACATTTAAAATGGGTTTCATTCCGTGATATGCGTGGATTACCAAGAGAGGTTTTTGCGAATTCATTAGCTGAATGTTGTTTGGCAATATGGGTTGACGATATCGCTGGGTTTGGTACTTTTCCGGTGGAAGCAATGAAATGTGACGTTCCAGTTTTAGGTCTTGTACCTAACATGTTACCAGAATGGATTTCAGATAAAAATGGCCTTTGGACACATGAGGTCAACAAAATTAGTGATTTAGCTGCCAATTATTTTCAAGCCTGGTTGGAGGACGCTGAACCTGAAGAAATTTACACTGAAATGGCTAAGATGAAAGATTCTTACACTTTGGAACAACAAACACTTAAAGTACAGGAAGTTTATAACAAAATTTTTGAAAAAAGAATTGAAGAATTAAAATCAGTGATCCCTGTTGAGATAGAAGTTGAAAATAATGTAGAAATTGAAAAATAAAAAAATATGAATACCACAAAAACCACTGTTATTATACCAATCCATAAAATGGATGATAGTTTACAAAATTATTTTGAAAACGCAATTAAAAGTATTGAATCACAAAAAGTAAGGCCTGAAGAGGTTTTAATTGTAACCACAAAAGATGTGGAAATAAATAAAAGTGTTTTAGAAAACATTAAACACAGAATTGTCATTAACGAAGGTAAAACCGATTTTTGTTCCCAAGTTAATTTAGGGGTTGAAAATGTTAAAACTGAATATTTTAGTATTTTAGAAGTCGATGACGAATATTCTAAAATTTGGTTTAGTAATGTCATTAAATACCTTGAACATTATCAGGAAGTTGATACCTTTTTACCAATTGTTTTGGATGTCAACACTGAAGGTCGTTTTTTACACTTTACAAATGAACCAGTTTGGGCAAAAGAATTTTCTGATAAATTAGGTTTTCTAGACAATGATTCTTTATTAAATTTTCCTAACTTCCAATTAAGTGGTGCGGTAATTAAAAAAGAGGCTTTTGAAGCAGTCGGTGGTTTAAAGCCTAGTATTAGACTACATTTTGTGTATGAGTTTTTCCTTAGAATGACTTATTATGATAAAAAAATCATGACAATACCAAAACTAGGTTACAAAAAAACTAACATGCGACCTGATTCACTTTTCTTTAACTACTACAATGAAGGTTCAGAAAAAATTGATGTTATTGAAGCCAGATTTTGGTATAATACCGCTAGAAAGGAGTGTTATTTCCGTGCTGACAGAGGTATAAAATTCGATAGAGCGACTGCCACGATAGTTTAAACAAGGTTTTTTAAAGCATTTCTAATAAATCTTAAAAATAGTAGCCAACATGATATTTGTAATAAAAATAATATCATGGATAAAATCAATAAATAACTGATAAAAAAAATATCAAAAGCATTGGTTCTATACCATAACAAGAAAAAAAATGATGATACGATTTAATGGATGATAATCAACTAAAAAGGAGAGGTCGAAAGCCTAGTAAAGATCCTTATTTTGGTGTTGTAGAAGAATCGGCAGTTAAAGAATTTTTAACATTAGGATCCTTGATTCAGGATGAAAACTCCTCTGAAGGTTATATATGGACTGGCACGACAGCTGAAATATATCAAAGAGATAAAATTTACAGAGATCATTTAAAGGCACCTTTAGATAAAATGATTGAGAGTATTATTAGAAGATATAAATTATACTCTAAAACAATGTCATTTGATGATCTACATTCCGACACTTTATCTTTTTTAATGGTAAAATTCCATAAATTTAAACCATCAAAAGGTAAAAAATCCTATTCTTACTATGGTACCATTTGTAAACATTATTTATTAGGAAAACTAATGAAAGATGATAAAAAAATGAAAACTTTAATATCGTATGAAGATGTTTCTTCTGAAATTGAAGAAAATAAAGAGTTTTCATATGAAATGGAAGACGGTGAAATTAGTATTTGGATTTTAATAAATAAAATAACCGAATCCATTAAAGAAGATATAAAATCCAATATTTTAACAGAAAATGAAGTTAAAATAGGAAACGCTTTAGTTTCAATATTAGATAATTGGGAAAATATCTTTGAATCCCAAACTTCTACCAACAAATACAACAAAAATTTGATTTTATATTACATACGTGAAATGACTTCTTTAGAAACTAAAGAAATTAGAAACGCAATGAAAAGATTTAAATCAATATATAAATTAGTTAGAAGTGGTGATTTATAAAAATCACTGCTTTTGATATTTATATTATAAAAACAACGATTATGGCAAGACCTAAAAAAAAAGAAATTCAATTAACAACTGATAGTTTTTTATCTTTAGCACAAGAAGCTTACAATGAATTGGTGGAACAAAGAAGTACTTGTATTAGAACAATCAATGAAAATAAAAATAAAGTTGTTATTGAAGATGTTCACGATCTCGCGAACTTAAACAAAGCAAACTCTGATTTATTAAAAATAGTGGATTCTACTATTGATAAAAAAATAACAATGGTAAAATTATTTAGTCAATTACTATATAAATCAGAATTATCAAAAGAAAACACATCTAATAACGCTATAACACCAGAAGATATGGCTTTATTACGTGATATCTTTAAAGAAGACGTTAAAACAGATGGCGGTTCAAATGGTGATGATAAAAAAGAGTATAATTTAAAATAATGGCTTTTATTGATGATAAACAAAATATTGTTACTGGTTTAAATATTTTAGAGATTTTAAACGAATTACCTAAAAAAAAAGCAATTTCTTCTTTAGAATCTGTAAACTCTAAAGATAAAAATTTAATACAATTTATCATTGATTTATTATCACTTACTTGTCGTGATAGCAGTACCAACCCAAAGGATAGGGGTCGTTGTGAAGCTTCTAGAATTTTAACCGAAATATTAACACAATTTTTTCCTGCTTTAATTAGAATATTAAAAGAAGGTATTATAAAAGCTATTAAAGCCGGTTTAATGTGTGGATCAGATTTTACAGTACCAAACATTGAACTAAAAATAAAAATGTCTGAATTGGATTATAACGGTCTTTTAAAGTTAAACCCAAATAGTCCTAATGGTTCACTTTTTTATGGTATAAACTCATCAACAGATATTAATTGGTTTTTATATAATTTAATACAAAATGGTGGTAGTTCTAATTGGGGAAATATATTTGATTTTACTTTTGACCAATCAAATGAAGAATTAAACATCAAAACCACAAGCAATGTCCAAAATCAAAAATTTGAAGAATTCTTAACCAAATATCTGGATTCTATTGAGTTATTTTCTTCTTCCAATTTTTTAACACGTTTAACTGATAATTTAACAGGTTCATTAACATCTAATCTTTTTCCAAGTTTAGAAAACATAATTAACCAAGAAAAAACAAATAAAGTTATTGAGAAGATAAACAACACGGATACATGTGAAGCCGAATACGAAGTTAGTGATAATTATTTTGTTTTTAGTAATGATGAATTATTTGAAATAGAAAACACATCGACACAAAAATTTGCTGGTGCAACAAACTTAGATTTGGGTTGTGGGACTTTTTCTTCAACAATATCAGCGGATACCTTTAAAGTTATTTTTGATAATATTAAAAACGCAAACCCAAATCAAATATCACAAGTAATAGAAGAATCGATAACAACAATAAATTTAAATTTAACAAGTAATGTAGGTGATGCCGATAAAAACGTCGCCTCTAATTCGTTAAATTTAAAAATGATTAAGTCGATACCTTTAGTTTTAAGTAATGTTATTTTTGAACCTAAAATAGTTTTACTTTACTTGATGTCACTAAAAATGGTTAAAGGGCCTTTAAATAATGACACCCCAAATCTTAGTGTTAAAAATAGTTTTGATTTTAGTAGTGCGTCAAAAGTTTTTTTTGAATTTGTGGTTAGAGAATCTTTAGCTGCCTTATTAGAAATACTATATAATCAATTAAAAAAAGAAATTTTAAATTTATTGATATTAACAACAACCTCAATTGTTAAAGAACAATTAAAATTAAAATATAAAATATTATCAGGTTCACTTTCAACCACAAACCCGCCGATACCCCAACCCTAACAACATAAATTATGGCCAAATGTAAAGATACTAGCGTAGGTTCTAACAATAATTGTGTTCCTAACTTTAAAAACCCAAATTCAATATTAAACAGTATTTTATGTTTATTTAATTCAACACCAAAAGTGGGATTAACAGCAATGCCTTCTGTTTTGAACTTAAATTCTAGGTTAACAAGATGTGCTGGCGGTGGTTTAAATGCTTCAAAAGTCGCGTCAAGAATTATTCAAAGACAATCAGAGGCGGGAATACCCATTGGGCCTTTAGCCGATGGATCGCCAAGCCCTGACGAAATAATGGAAAAAATTAGAATTGAGGAGATTATTAACGCGATAACAACCGAAATGGTTTTAGACGTTGCAATACAACCAGGTTCTAATGTTGTTTCTACAGTTACATCTCCTGTTGGCCCTTTACCAGCAAACGGTGTTGTAACCACAATAGCTAAAGGCCAAGCAATAGTAAATCCTTGTGTTTAATATGGAAAATATAAAAAATAAATCAAATACAGAATTGGCTAAAATACAAAAAGATTTGGCCGATGAATACGAAAAAGTTAGACAAGATTTGTTAAAAACCTATAACTATTGGTTATCTATTGAGAAAAAATACAATGAAATTATTGTTGAATTAAATAACAGATTTGGTGTTAATAATAAATAAAAATGGAAAATGTTAAACTTTTTAATAACAACAATGCGTTTGGTGATATAACTAATATTATTTGGGCTTACGCAAAAGTTGTCGATATTAACGACCCTTATGACGCGGGTAGGATTAAAGTTCGTATGCCAATAGAAGATAGGGATACTAGCATAGGGCTGGAAGATTTATCACTAGATGACGGTGGTTTGCCCTGGTGTGAACCTTTGTTACCAAAATACTTAAATATAGTGCCAGAAGTTGGTCAATTAGTTAAAGTAACGACTTTTAATATAAAAAATAAAAAAATAAGAAGACAATATATAGGCCCCGGTATTTCTCAAATAGCCGCATCAGATTTATTGAATCCTGAATATGATACTCAAAAAACCAAAATAGAATTTAGTAGTTACACGGGTAAGTGGTCAGCAAAAGGTGATGCGATTGACGGTGATTGGAAGATATATCCAGATAAAAGTGATGTTGCTTTTTTAGGAAAAAGAAATACAGATATTATTTTACGTAATAAAAATTTTTTCGATGAAATACAATTACGTGTTGGGAAAATTGACTCGGTTACATTGAATTCAGCGTCAAACAGTTCTTTTAGGGATTCCCCTCTTATTTTAAATAAAAAAAATCCTGGTTATATTACAATAAATTTTACAGAAGCTTCTGGATTACAACAAAAAGGTATTAGTAATAACTATAAAAATTTAAATCTTCAAAAAGATAGATCACATGTTAATATTGTTGCCGACCATATTAATTTTATAAGCCATTTAACAGGTGATCAACCAAAAATTTTACAAGGTCAAAATATTGTACAACAAATAGACGTAGAAAATTCAAAATTACACCCAGTAATTTATGGGGATGTTTTGTGGGATTTTATGCAATTATTAAGATCTTACATTGAGGGCCATGTGCACAAAGGTGCTGGAAAAACAATACCAGACGAAAATTCAGTTAAACAAAATTTAATTAAATGGTTTAACGATAATATGGGTACCCCTTCTAAAAAAACAACCTCAAACGGCAAGGATACTTATATTGAAATTGATAATTGTACATTTTTAAGTAAAGGCGTAAAAACTAATTAAATCTTGGCATATTTATAGTAAAAAGATTTAATGGGTATTTTACATACATATTTTACGAAAAATAATACAATAGTTAGGAATTCTTACGTTAACACGGGTAAAAATCCTGTTGTCGAGTTATTCCATGGTGGTTCATTAAATGCCGACCAAGTAACTTATTCTAGATATATATTTAGTTTTGATTTTACGGAAATACTCCAAAGGTTGAATGCTAAACAAACAACTTTGGATAAAATGTCACACACTTTAAAAATCACAAACACTTCAACATTTGATGAAGAACAATTTTGTAAAAGTGTTAATTCTTGTATTGGGGATGTTAAAAGATCAACTTGTTTTGATTTAATTCTTTTTGAAGTTCCTGAAGCTTGGGCAGAAGGTGATGGTTACGATTATACCGATGTTAAAATAAGTTGTTCCGATAGTGATAGAACTTATTGTGAGGGGCCATCAAACTGGTTTCAAAGAAATAATCTAATAAATTGTTGGTCAATCCCTGGTATCTATAGTGACCCAACAAATTGGTGTTCTGGAAGCACTTCTGGAGCAACTTCAGGTGGTACTACATGTTCAGGTGGTACTAATTTAATTATTGCAACACAACATTTCGATTATGGTGACGAAAATGTTAATATCGATATCACTTCTTATATTAACAATTTAATTTTAAGTGGTTATACCGGTTTAACTTATGGTTTAGGATTGGCATACGCAAATGCTTTAGAAATTGCACCATTGGAAAACGCAGAATATGTTGGTTTTTTTAGTCGTCACACAAATACTGTTTATGAACCCTTTTTAGAAACTAAATGGGATGACACCATAAAAGACGATAGAGACAACTTTTATTTAAATAAAGATAACAACATATGTCTTTATGTTAATGCGGGTGGACAAGCAACTAATGCAACTTTTTCAGGGGTAACCATTTACGATCAATTAGGTAATGTTTTTAAAGAAATACCACCTTCTGGAATTACACAAGTAACCACGGGCGTTTATTGTGTTAATTTTGCGGTCGACGATAATCCGGCATCAGGTTATTGTGGCAATATCCAATTCACTGATGTGTGGCAAGACGTTACTATTGGTAACAAAAATTTAGGTGATGTTGAACTTAGTTTTATTGTTTTAGAGGCTGATGACTACTATCGTATAGGTTCTAGTAATAGTGCTGGTGCAAACGGTTTAGGTGTCGGCAAGGCTACCAATTTGTCTATTTATGAATATGATGTTAATATTCGTGGTATTAAATATAAAGAAAAAATTAAAAGAGGTGATACTAGAAGAATTAATGTTGATATCAGAATTCCATACACATATGATTCTACTGTTACATTAGATAAGGTTTATTATCGTATGTATACTTTAGATAATGGAACTACACAAATAGAATATATTGATTGGCAAGAAATAAGTAGAACACCAGATGGTAACTTTTTTATTGTTGACACTTCTTGGTTTATACCTAATGATTACTTTATTGAGATTAAAATAGAATCAGGTAACGAGGTTAGGACTTTTCCACAAACAATCTCGTTTACAATTGTATCAGAAAAAAACGTATGAAAAACCTTATAAGAAAAATATTGAGAGAAGAATTTGATGATTTTGGTTGGGCAGAAGAATTGATTGGTAACACTAAACAATTTTCACCCGCTGAAGAATTTTTGTATGAAATCATGTCCAATTTAAAGGTGGTTCCTTCGGAAAATAATCCAGGTTGGATGGAGTATAAGGATGAAAGTGGGGTTATTTTAATGGCGGATAATGTGGATAGAAATGAAAAAATCTCCCATTTATGGGTTGATTATGATAAAATTTGGAGAAAATTAAATCAAAAATTTGGTCTTAACAATCAGGAAACCAAAGACTTATGCGTGCGTATGCTGGAGATGACCCATAAACGAAAGGTGTTGACAGCAGTTTTTCGATGATCAGATCCTCTATGTTTGCTGGAGATGGTTCATAAACGAAAGGTGTTGACAGCACAAGAAGTCCAAAAATCAAATCAAGAACAGCTGGAGATGGTTCATAAACGAAAGGTGTTGACAGCATTGAGTACTTTAATGATCACCCCTTTAATGCTGGAGATGGTTCATAAACGAAAGGTGTTGACAGATCCAATTATTTAGAGTATAAATAAAAAAACCCAGATTAATCTGGGTTTTTTCTTTTAATATTAAAAATTTTTAAGCGTAATATTTTCCTTTTGACATCGCATCTTCACGCTTTTTCATGTAATCCATTTTCTTTTTCTTCATGTAATCCATTTGTTGCATTTTGTTTCTTTGTTGAACAAACTTAGCAATTTTTTCTTTGGAATCCAACAACTTATTTTGAAGTGCTAAAAACTGCCTTCTCATACCATCAATATCTTTGGCAAAACCATCATTACCTGTAACTTGTTGACATAAATCACCGAATTTCTGACCAGCCCCACTAACCATTTGAATGATATCTTCTACGGAAGATAATTCACCATTATTTGTTTGTAACAACTCAATACTTTTTTCTTCTTTTGGTTTTGGCATCGATTGTTCTTCCTCACGAATAATTTTTTTAACCAACTTTTCAATATCGTTTTCATTTAATTTAATTATATTTTTCATATTAATGTTTTTTATATAAATATCAACAAAAGAAATAAAATTGACAATTTCAGATAAAATTTGTAATTTTGTTTTATAAGTAAAAAAAATGGCAAAAAAGAAAGATATCAAAATTCAAAACCCCAAATTTACAATTGATTTAATTGAAATTTTGGCCGAAAATGACCCAACAGATAGCAACAAATACTTACCTTTTATGGTTAAACAGGCAGAAAGTTGGGTTGATTGGTTGATAAATGAACTTAAAAATAACACTTTTAAAGACATGTTTGAAACTATAAGAGATTTTGAAGATATGTCTGCCAAAAATTTAATCAGCAACAAAGACATCTATTCTTATAACAACAACCAAGAAATTGTTGATTCTATAAAAATGGCAAAAGAAAAAATCACCAAAAGTCAAGTAAAAAAGAATGAAACCATAATACTACATGAAGATGACCGTTATTTGGTTTTACAACCATTAACCAGCAGAAGCTCTAACTTATATGGGAAAGCAACTAAATGGTGTGTTTCATCAGAACAAAATGATTTTAAAAAATATTTTAACCAATATATAGATTCAGGTTCTCTTGTTTTTTTTATCGATAAATCAGTTAAAGAAGAAGAGACAAGAAATGAAACACTTTCAAAAATTGCATTCCACAGAGATAACGTAAAAGGTTTAACCGTTTGGGACACCAAAGATGTTCAATTAAATGCTGAAACCATACTTGGCTTATCGGAAATAATTCCAACAGACATATTAAGTATTATTATGAAAGCAACTAAAGATAAAACTAATAGAGAGTTGGCCGAAGAAAAAGGCATCAAAAAAGAAACTTTTTAACAAAAATTAAAATGGAGTTTAAAACGCTAAAAGAACAATATATTGATTTGGTAACTGAAAAAGTATCCATTAATAAAGAAGATCTTACAGAAACCGAATCCACCATAATCGATATTGGTTACAATTTGTTGGTTGAAAAATTGGAAGATATAAAAATTCTAAAAGATGAACTTCGTAGAATTTCCATTGATTTGGCTAACATGAAAGTTTTTAATGCAGATGTTAAAAATAAATATTGTGATGATTCCGATATCTTAGATGAAGATTGTTTTTAAACAATTTGACTTAAAAACTTCCTAATGGAACGACGAATGACACCTTTCTCAATATTAGGAAAATTCTCTTGTAATTCAATAAATAATTTATTTGTTAAATAACTTTTATTACCTTCGATGAAATAAGGTTTTTCATCTACAACAATATAGGGTTTATTATCATAGATATCTGGGATTGTTAATCTATTGATTTCATAATTATCCTCCAAATAAGAAATAATTGGATCTTCGACCCTAAAAGGATCTCTTCTGGTAAGTTCAAAAGCCCAATCATATTCTTCAGATTCTTTTAAAAATGTTGTTTTAAAAAAAGGTTCTAAAACTTTTATAAGATGTAAATATTCGTCAGAAATTTGCATATTTGTTGCTGTTCTCGCAACGTGCTCAAGTTCACTTTTAATATTTTTAATATTGAAATCTCTTGCAAACCAAGTTTCATATGTTCCAAGATTATCACGAATATGATACATATCTTGTTCAGGGAAGTCTTCATCTCTATCAACATCAACAATAAATTTGGATCCTATAAGTGGTTTTTTATCTTTTAAAAATTTATTTAACTCTGAATAAAGTAATTCTGCCTCACTTTTTGGGTTATCTTGGTAATATTTTATTATATGATAAACCCAATCATATTCTTCAGATTCTTTTAATATTTTACGGATTAAATTTTTCATATAATATAAATATCCTTAAAAATTGATTTCGTATTTATAATTACCACAATCCCAAACAGTCAAATAACCGTTCTCTGTCATTATTTGATTTTCAGTTTTATTTTTATCGTAACCTTTTTTTACTAAAATATCTTTTCTGAAATTATACCTATGATACCTTCTATCGTCACCGATTACATACCAATAATTAGGTTTAGTTTCCGATACCAAATTAAAACCTATTTTTGAATATAAATTGTTTTCGTCTACGGTCCATCTTTTATCAGCATAACTTATTATTTTATCTGGATTGTATTTTTTAACAAAATATTTTAATAATTTAGAAGCAATGCCAACAACATTATTTGAAGAAAACCTAACCAATTCAAAATGGTTATCTTCTTTTTTTGAACCTAAAACGTTTCTTAAAGTAGAAAAAGTCATTACCGCAACTAATTCTTCACCATAAAAAGCACCTATTTTATAAGTTGATTTATCAATACCCTGGATGTGGTTTTTTAATAAAAATTTATTTTTTTCCTCTGTTGTTATTTCTTTTATTTCGCATTTACGAGCATATGTTTTTTTACCAGATAATCCTAATATGTTTTTAATTTTACTTTTAACAATTTCTTTATTTTTTATCCATTCATCAGAAAAAATATGGTATAATTTTATTCCATTTTTTTTGGCCAAATTTTGTTTATCTAAATGGTAATTTTTTGATTTGCCCATTTTTTCTGAATGCCAAAATAAACCATTATATTCAAAACCAACCATTAAATCTGGTATAAATATATCTATTTCAACACCTTGTAAAATTTTTTTATGATTATTTAAAACTTGAAACCCTAAAGATGTTATAAAATCAGAAATTTCTTTTTGACTTTTAGATGTAAAATTATTTTCAACATTTAACCTCCCTTTATCGAGGTATAATTTACATTCTTCTTTAAAATTTTCTGAAAAAATTTCTCCATATTTTTTCACATATTCTTCAAGTGATATATTATGTGACTTTAAATGGGTATTTGAAATTGATCTAAAAGGTTGGTTACATATGTTACAGTTAACAAA